CGTTCGGGACGAGGGGGTCGCAGGTTCAAATCCTGCCACTCCGACCAGTCAAATCAAGGGCTTACGTGGCTTTTGTTTATGCGCTTCCCGATCGCTGCAACGTTTCCGCAATGTTTCCTTTGAAAGGGTGCGGAATGGCATCCCGTTTCCCTGGCGATACGAAGCTGATCCTATGGCTCGCCGCGATCTTCGTGCCGGTCTTTGTTCTTGCGCAAATCGGGTACCGTGCACTGCAATGGCTGGGCTGGCTCTAAGGGCATCACGCCGGGTCTTCGCGCCAGATCGGCACGCGTTGGACCTTTAGAGCCACCAGGCGACGGATGCGCAGTCCTACGGCTTCCCTGCCCGTCGGCGCGAACGCCTCGACATCGAGCCGGCCGTGGCTTGGATCATTTTCGCACTTCATTCTATCCATCAGGGAATCGACATCGACGTCGCCGAATATCTGGATGAGGTCGGAGGGATAGTAGCAGTGGGTCCGCTTGCAGTAGCGACAGCGGATGCGCACCAAGCGCATGCCGTCGTTCAAGTTCGACAGCGGATAGTCTCGTCTTTTGGGCGCGTAGGTCTCTGGCATACCCTGAAATGAGGAACATATTCCTGCCGCGTCAAGAGGGGCTTGACTCCAATGTTCTCTTTTCGTTCACTGTCGGCAGGATAGCCACAGGAGGATGACATGGACCTCGTTCTGTCAGTTCCGGGCGCCTCGCCCGAGGAAATTTCGCGAGGCTTAGCGGCAGCAGAGGAAGCACTAGAACGCGCTGGTTTCACTGCCGAGGAAGCCGCTTACGGTGCCTTCGTAGTTGAAGGTTGGGACATCAACGGTCCGCCCGAAGATGGTCCTGACTATTCGGCGTCCCGCGCCGCAAGTGCTTGGGGGCGAGCCCATGCGGCAGCATTGGAGGCATGTTGTGAGGGCTGGCCGGAGAACCGCAAGCCCATCTCGGTAGGCTTGGAGTTGCTGACCGATCCCGAGACGCAACTCGCCGATCGTTCGACAGCGCTGGCAATGCTTCGCGAACATCTCGAGCAAGATGGCAAGGATACATTAAACGGGGATGACACTATTTTGGCTTGGCGGGTTGCTGCCGAGGTCGTTGACCAGCTTTCAATGCGCGACCTTATTGGCGACCTGTCTATGGCCTTCACCGCCCTAGCCCTTGCGCATCGTCGCCCGGATGAGCCGATCGAACCGAAGCGCAGAGCTGTGCGCGACGCAATCAACGCGCTGGAGGCAGCAACCGAGAAGCCGACGTCACACTGATGCCGAAACGCAACCGCGTCACGCCGGCGCCATCGGTTATCGACCGGGATTGGCCGCACCAGGTCGCCTTGCCGGATGACATCTGCACGGACCGGAACCTGACCATGATCACGCAGTTCTGCCAGGACATCGGCGTCAAGCCTCAGATAAGGCGGGTGCAGGCGATATGGCCGAGCGGCAAATACGAGGACTATCGCATCCACTGCTTCGCGGACGCCACCGCGGCAAAGGCGTTCCTTGACCATTTTGGCGGCGACGTGTTCGATCCGAAACGCGATCGGGAGAATGGGAAGATCCGGGGTGCCTGGCGCCGCACGGGCGAATACAAGCGCATCCTCGACCTGGGGCCGTTGAGCGTTCCCGAAATCCTGCGCAACTAGGGGCAAGACATGTGCAATCTCTACAATCTCACCACCAGCCAAGAGGCCATACGCCAGTGGACGGGCGCCCTCCGGGATATCCTCGGCAACCTGGAACCGTCAATTGACATCTATCCGAACAGGCCGGGCCCGGTAGTTCGCAACGCCAAGGATGGGCAGCGCGAGGTCGCCAACCTTCTCTGGGGGATGCCGACGCCGGCCGAGCGCGTGAAAGGTGCCGCCGACTACGGCACCACGAACATTCGAAATCCACAATATGGCCATTGGCAGCAATATGTCGGGATCGAGCATCGCTGCGTGGTTCCCGTAACCAGCTTCGCCGAGCCGTCCCCGACGCCTGGCGACAAGGACCCCGAAACCGGTATCCAGCGGAACTACTGGTTCGCGCTGAACGAGGAGCGTCCGCTGTTCTTCTTCGCGGGCCTGTGGACGCCCTGGCATGGCGTGCGCAAGGTCAAGGATGGTCCGGGCGACTTTGAGCTCTACGGCTTCATGACGACCGCGCCCAACGCGCTGATCAAGCCAATCCACGAGAAGGCCATGCCGGTGATCCTGACGAGCCAGGAAGATATCGAGACCTGGCTTACCGCGCCCTGGTCGGAGGCGAAGAAGTTGCAGCGCCCCGCGCCCGACGATGCCCTCGTGATGGTCGACAAGCCAGCGACGCAGATCAAATTCCCGCAGCAGGCGCCGCAGGCGACCGTGAAGCCGCCGGCACCGAACATCAAGGCATAGCCAAAACGCAAGCAGCCCGTCTCGAAGCCATTGCCGTGGAGCGAGACGGGCTGCGGGAGCTGGGGAGTTGTCGTCGCCAAGCTTCCGGGACTGCAACATGGCAAGCAGCCGGTTTGTTCCGCGTAAAACGCAATAAATCCGCCCGGCGTGAGCCGAGACGGGCGATCATATTGCTGGCGTCGGGAAAATGGTCGGGCGCTACGGCGGCTTGCTCCTGGCGCGCTCCTCCGCCACAGCCTGGAGCGTGGCGGTAAGCGCCGCAACGGCGTTCGAGAGGCCGACAATGCTATCCTGCACCCGGTCCAGCCTGGTCAGCGTCCCGTTCTGGAAACGCTCGTTGGCGGCCATGTCCTGCACCTGCTTTGTCTCGACCGCGATCAGCCGGTCATTCACTTTGGCGGCGACATCGTTGGCCTTGTCGGCCGCAACGTTCGCCTGATTGGCCGTCCTGGTGACGGCGTCGATACGCCCGTCCAGCCATTGCGATCCGAAAAAGACGATGAGACCGAGCGTCGGCATCGCGAGCGCCATCGATACGCGCGCTATTGCAAGAAGAAGGACGTTGTCTGCAATCTTCTCCGAAGTGTTCGGCATCTGGTTATCCTCGCTCAACGTTCCCAAGCCCCTTTATGCACTGTTGTCGTTATTTCCAGCAGCCGCGGCGCTGGCCGTTGCGGTCGTTGCCGAGCACACGCTCGTATCCAGGCCGATCGGCACCGATCAGCGCCACCGTGCCGGCCGGGCTAAGGCTTGCTTTGAGGAACCCCGCGCAGCTGGTCGCAGGCGTCGACTGGCATGCCGCTCCCGCGCAGGCCAGAAACGCAAAGATCATAGTCAGACATACCAGCGAGCTTCGCATTGTCGCCCTTCCTTTCGAGTTCAGCTTTGAGATCGGCCGCGGCAACTTCAGCGACGCGGCGGTTGTAGCCCTGGGTGTCGCCCGTCCAATGGCCGATGGTGTAGGAGGCCGGAACGGCAGCAACGAGCGTTCCGATCGCGATCAGTTTCCAATTCTTCAGTGCAACGGCGAGGAGCTCGAGCATCAGCAGGACCTCCAGACGCCGTCGGTCAGGAAGCCGTGCCAATGCCCGACATGGTGCACCGACGGTGTGAGCGTCGGCTTTTCCCGATTGCCGTTCCATTCCCAGGATGGCGACGGATGCGGCCGGAAGTTGAGAGCGCCAGTGGCGCCGCATCCGCATGGGCAGCAATAGATCATGCCGGCCGGGAAGCGATCGCCGGCCTTGAAATACTCGAACGCGCCGGCTTTGCCCTTTACCTGATCGATGTCCTCGAACAATGTTGCCTCTACCGGCTCTGTTTTGACCTCGCTCATCATCACATGCCCGCCCTGATCGTGGCGGCCTGCGCATTGATCTCCGCCTTCTGGGCTTGCACCTTGGCCTGCTTGGCGCGGCGGATCAGGAAGAATGCGCCGATGCCGATCAGAAGCACGCCGGCGACGATCGCCACCACCTTCCAGTCAGCGCCGCCTAGCGCGGTAAGCGTCGGCGCGGCGCCGCCGAGCGCGGCGTCCTTCTGGAATTGCGGATCTTGCCAGAACGGCTTCTGCTCGGTCTCGCCGCCAACCGGAACCGGCACCGGGGTTTCGACAGGCACCTGCACCTTGGTCTCGACCTTCTTGGTCTCGACCACAGGCGCCGATTGCGTGACCGGCTGAATCTCGGGCTCGGTCATGCGCACCAACATCTGATGAAGGGCCGCGCGCGTCTTGGGGCCTGGCTCGCCGTCGATCTTCACCTTGCCGTTTTCGGCCGGATAAAGACCGGCTTTGCGGGCGTCAGTCTGGAAAGCCTTGTAGGCACCCAGGGGATAGCCGAGCATCACCAGGGCAGCGCGGTCGTAATAGTCGAGCCGATCGTCGAAGCCATTGAGGCCGCCGTTGATCTTGCGGGTGATCATCTCGATGTTGTTCTGGTCGGCATAGACGTTCAGTGTCTTGCCCGTCGGGTTGCCGGCGTCCCAGTACCAGATCGGCACCAGGCCCTCATAAGGATCGGTGTTCACGAGCTCGGGCTTGGCTTCGAAATCGGGCGCATCCGGGATGAACTTGCGCACCCAGGCGGTGAATTTCCGATAGTTGGCGCGGCCGGTGATCTGGATGCCGGTGCGGCCCTTGAACCGCTTCCCATCGCCCTTCTGGGTGTTGCCAAGGTCTTTGCGGCCTTCATAGGCGGCGCCGCTGGCGATCTCGCGATCATAGTGGAAGCCACCGGACTCGTGTGCCTCCTGAGCGATCAGATGCGCCGCACGGTGCGGCAGGTCGAGACCGAAGCGCTGCCCATACTCATTCATGGCGATGACGATCGACTGCACGTTGGCATTATCGGGGGTTCCCTTCGCGATGCGCTTCAGAAGGGCAGCGGAGATCTGCATGGCATATCCTTTCCGCCCTCGCGGGCAGGTTGTGGCTTTTCGGATTTTGGGTATGTTCCGGCCCGGAGGGCCAGAGGGATGAAGTACGACGAACCCCGAGGGGATTGGTTTTCGCTGCCCAAGCCGTGGCTGGAGCTACGCGCCAGCATGCGCGAAGAGGTCGCCGCGTCTGCCGGCGAGATTCACACCTATGACGGCGGGCGCCTCATGCGCGTTGAAGGCGTGTGGGAAGTGCTAACGAGCGGCGATCACAACGATGCAGACGTGATCCTGAACGTGTTGCGGAAGCCGAATTAGCGGCCCCAGAGATCGTCGCGACGTCTATTCAGCGGGAACCGACGCTCTTCCAGGCATTTGTGAAACAACCGGCTTACGCCACCGGGTAGCTAGGCGCCTGCCAAAATTGTGGCTTGGCACCTCGACAGAGACATGTAGCAGCCATGCGATACCGATTGCTCCTACCGTGACGATGATCAGGCTCACCCAGGCTTTTGCCCCAATGTCCAGCAGCACCCGCAAAGCGGCATAGCCAGCGACACCGTGGATCACATAAAGAGGGTAGCTGATATCGGCAAAGAAATTGCCGATGGTGGTCGAACGAAACAAGCCCGGAAAACTCGCAGCAAAGGAGAAAACCACCACGGCGAAGCCATAGGTCCATGCCATTGAGGCAAGCGTGGGCATCGCTTCCCCCAGCAATATCGAGAACAAAAAGAACAAACCTGCCCCGAGAAATAGGGCCTTCTCGGGCTTGAGTGCGCCAGCGCGCAGGTAGTGAAAGACCACGCCAATGAACATGAATATCAGAAAAGGGATGGGCAGGAGGGCGGTAGACCCGAACCCGTTGCGGATCATGTAAAACTCACACGCGGCAAGCGCCGCCGGTACAGCAAAAACTAGGATTGAGCCCCGCTGAAACCACGTGATGGCAAGCGCGCAGATCAGGTAGAATTTAATTTCTATCTCTAGCGTCCAGACGATCCCGTCAATGCTAGGCATGCCGAACAACTCGCGCAACCCTGGTATATAATGGGCGGCGATCTCACCGACGCTGAACGGCCAGGAAACACCGAAATATCGCCCGACGAGCCAGACCGATAGGATGGTGATCGAGAACCCGGCCATGTAGAGTGGGATAATCCGAAAAAGGCGCCCCACGAGAAATCCCTGCCATGTCGCATTGCGAAGCGAAAAGGGGATGACAAACCCACTGACCAGAAAGAAGAGCGCGACACCGAAAGCGCCCCAGTCGAACTCTGGGACCGTCAGATGCAGCCAGCGCAGGTATACCGGAAACGCGAAAAGTTCCGGCAACACTGGCGCGTGGATCAGGCTCGCGACAGCGTCACGCAAGCGCCAGAAGTTGGCGGTATAATGCGCGATCAGCACGCAGACGGCGGCAATGCCACGCAACGTGTTTGCGAAGTCTACTCGCGACGTACCCTGGTCCATGGATTGCTCTCCGCCGAGCCTCTAGGCATGTGGTGTGCGTGACAGGCCCTACGCCTGAAACATCTTCCGCCAGTGATCCAGCATCTTCAAAGCGAGCGCATTTTTCTGAGTGATGTGCTTTTGCGGGCTGCTTGCGACCGTAACCGCGACATCGGCTGCAAAATCGAAGGCGGCAGAGATCGCCTGCTTCCCACCTTCCCGCTTATTTAGTTCCATCAACAAGCCGGTCATAACCATCTGCATGGCCGTCGACTCTGCTTGCATGCTAACCATCAGCTCATGGTGCGCGGCCAGCGCCGCCTTGACCTGCTCATAGTCGGGGGCCTTGTCGCTGCCCTTCATTTCGCACCCACGGAAAGCATCAGGTCCAAATACTCGTCGGCCACCTTCGACCAGGTTCGAGCTGAGAGGGCTTCAAATAGCGGGCGCTGCGCTTTGAACAGCGCCTCCCTATTGTCCAAGCCCCAAAGGATCTTGCTCAGCATTTCTTCCCGATCCTGCGGATCGAAAGTCATTACGTCGAGCAGCCTCTGATCCTTCAACAGCTCCGTCACAACCGGAATTCGGCTCATCACCGAAGGCGTACCAACCGAATAGGCTTCAGAAAAAGTAAAGGGAAATCCGCCCTCGAATTGCGTCGGCGTCACCGACAGGGCTGCCAACCGGTACAGAGCGGCCAACACGTAGTTCGGGACAGCCGGCAAGGAGATGACGTCGCGCTGCAAGCCGCGAGTCTCGATCATGTCACGAATCCTCTGGAAGTTGCCGATCCTACCCGTGAACACGAGCTTGACCGGCCTGTAGTGCTCCCGGAGAACCCTTTCGAAAACCGTGATCAAGGCTTCGATGTTTTTATGCGGCCTCACCTGAGACGAATAGAACAGGAACCTCACATCATCGAACTTGAATCCGCTCAAATACTTCGGCAGGCTATCTTCTTTCGTCTTCGTGTATTGATGCAAAATATCCAAGGCGCCCTGCCTTGTTCTGTCTCCGCGCTCCATCGAGGCCATATCTACGAAGCCGTGGCGAATGACCGATACGTGAGCTGGATCAACACCGTGACGATTCACAATGTGGGTGGTCTTCACGTAATCACTATAGGTGATGAGGCGGTCCGCTCCAGCGATACTCAGAGAAATGCGATCGAGCGCTCTCTGGTCGCCCGCGCTAATGAACTGTGCCGGGTGCTCATAGAAAACGATATCCGGGGCGGCCATAACAACCTTGCCAAGCAGCTTCGACGTCTCAGGCCAGAACATCGAAGGCACATACCAGACATCCACATCGCGACGGCGGTTGAGTAGCCTCACCAGTCTGTTGAGCTCCGCCGCCCGCACTGTGTCGAGTGGGCCGACCGCGTTGAGGAGATAAGCCCATCTGGCCAACAACCAGTTCTTAGCCTTGTGGAACCGATTTGTTTTGGCTCTTAGCAGCAACCGTTTGGCAGCATAAAGGCCAGCCACGATGATTGCTGAAAGAGCTATTGGCATCGCCAGCACCACGGTAAGAAAGCCAAGAAAAATGGCACCGGTAAGAAACACCAAAATTGACGAATTGGACAACCAGCGAACCAACAGGCTTATTCCGTTAACCAGAAGAGCAATAAACCTCTTTCGTTTTCTCTTGAGTTTCAGCTTGGCGCCTCCTGGAGCAAACCAAGTTTTTATCCTCCACAATTTTATCAGGTAGGGTTCGCCTCTTGTCGTTACTATATCGACAGACCCGGGCGCCACCCCGGCGTCATCTAGAAGGTTGATGATGTCTGTCTTCAGCCAGCCAGGCCCCGCGACGGTGACCGCAATTTCGCCGGAATTAACGGCGCCCCGGATGATGAACCCGAGCAGCCTTGTTATGCCTTCATGTGGCACAAGCTGCCTCGGGGTGTACCCGAGAAAGATGCCCATTTTTTTCACGCCGCGATCCCCTTGAGCATGCTCCAGTAGTCGGACGCGTAGTGCTGCCAGGTGTGCTTAGATAGCGCCTCTCGACTCGGTAGCTTGGCCCGGACAGTCGCCGCACCGCTTTCCATTGCCTTTAGAGCCTCAGCCATTTTCGGCGCGGAGCGGGCATTGAAAAACTCCATTGGAATCGAGAAACGTTCGCCGATATATCTCATCTGCGGATAGCCACTTGAGAGAGAAGGTGTGCCGAGCCATGCGGCTTCGGCGACGGCGAATGTGCCGTTGTCGTACAAGGTGGGGTGCCACATGAATTCGGCCCCCGCAACCAATTGAGCGTAAGTTGCATCCGAGACTTCACCCAATATCTGGACGTGCTCATTAAGGATGGCTGACTTCTCAAACTTTTGTCGAGCGTCTTTCACGTGGGGTATCTGAAGAAGATATTCAGCGATCTCGGCCTCGGGGTTAAGAAAGTGGGTATTTGTCCCAACTATTTTCACGTCAAGTTCGCCGCCAAGCCGTTCGTAGTATTGCACAAGAGCGTCGAACGCTCGGATGTGGTTCTTGTGCTGCGTGGGGTTGGTCGGCCAAATGATGTACTTTCTTTCGCCCTTGCTTCTGCTTCTGCTTCTGCCCGCCTGCTTAGGGAAGGCCGTTGGGTCGAAGTCCATAGGGGCAAGATGCACCTTTTTCCTGGGGACACCCACATAAGAAACCGCATCTTCTAGGGTTTGAGGCGTGGTAGTTATGACGGCGTTCGCTTGCCGTACACTGTCTAGGAATGGAACGTCTACAATTCCCCACCCCCACCTTTCGAATATCTCTGGGACATACCGCTGGATGTAGTCCGTGGCAAAAACAGCATATGGTCTTATTGGCGCAAGCGGTCTCTCGGTGCGATCTGAAACAACCAGCCAAAGGTCTGAATCCGCAAAGTTCTTCGCCTCTTCGGCGATGGGCATTTGGTATTCATCAAAGGGCAGGTCCACATTTCTGCCCTGGTGAGAATTGGCCGTGGCAACTGCTATTTGATCTACTCTCGCCCATTCGAACTCCGCGATATCGACGCCATCTTCGATGGCATCGCCGAAGTCTGAGGAGAGATCGTATTTTCCAACAAGGACGCCGATTCTCACCCTGCACGGTTCCCCAGCCTTCATGCTGCCTGCGCGGATCATCCGAGCTATCGTCTTGGTAACCCGCAGAGAGCCGCCTCTATAGGCAATCGGCAGGATGATCGTGATGTGCTTGAGCAATGTCTAAAGTCTCGCCCCTGAGAAGATGTGGCTCTATAGCGCGCGGAAGACTGCACACACAACCTGCAATGCCGTCTGTCATGGCGTTACGAGCCACAGACGGCAATCGCCTCTTAGGGGTTTGTGTAGGCAGTGTTGTTTTTCAGCAACCCGGCCGACACGTTTATCAGTCCGGCGGACGGCGTCCCACCGGTAGGCGCACCGACAGCGACGCCGCCGGGGATTTGCGTCGGGCTAGTGGTGGCCGGGGTGCTGCCGACGATGAGCGCCGATTGGCTATTGGCCGTGAACGAACGAGCTCCTGTGGTATTGGTGATGAAATCGCAGCCAGTCTCGGCATATTTTGCACCATCAGCCGCCACGACGCCGAAGCCCGTATTGCTCTTAAAAGTAGTGCTATCCACCCTCAACAAAGTCGCTGCTGCTGAAACAATTCCGTTAAAGGAATTTCCTGAAATGTAGCAATCCGCCACCTTTACATCGAGTTCCGTCGATTGGATTTGAATTCCTGGAGCAGTCCCAGTCGCAGGTGTGGTTAAATTAGGGCCTGTCGTTCGAGTGCCAGCGATTTCAAGGAACATATTCTCGATCTTGTGGCCAAAGCCACGACTGTTCATGAAGATGCAAGCTATGCCGTCTTCTCCGAGGAACCCGCCACGCAGTCGCAAAGCGTTTACCTCGGCACCAACATAGCCTTGGACGGCGACACCGGCGCCGCTGTTGGCGAAGGAACGAATGTTCGTCCAATCCCCTAGCGCAACCTGAGTTCCACCCCCGTTGAGCGCCTCAGCCAAGATACCATGGTTGCCGTTAACCTGCGCCAGGATTCGGTCCAGATACCACTGAATGGCGTTCTGGCCAGTGGTATTCTGCATGTAGATGCCGTTGTTCAAATTGTTCGTGGTGATGATACCCGCCGCCTCGGAATAGCCGGTGGTCCGCAAGTGGAGACCGTTATAGTGGCCCTGCACATAGAGGTTGTTCAGCTTGCACAGGCTGACGGCATCAACGCATAGGATTCCATGGGCCCCGGCGACCGGCGTGCCGGTTCGGGTGATCGACAGGTCTTTGATGTCAATTTCGATGGCGGCGGAAGGCAGACTTATCGCGGGCAGCGTCGTGGAGGCGATGTTGATCTTGCTGACGCCCCGCCCATAGCCGATGAGTTTGGAACCGCTGCGCAAGGCGAGAGTCGCGGCGATCTTGAAGGTACCTTCACCCACCTCGACATATTTCTTGCTGTTCACCGCTGCCTGCAAGGCCGCCGTGCTATCCGCAACGCCGGTAGGATCGTACGTTCCATATCGTGCAGGGTAGGATAGATTGCTGATGGTGATGCGAAGCTCATCAGTTGCAGTTTGAGTGACCCGGACTGCGTTGATTAGGTCTTTGTCATAGCCGGTTCCCGCAGCGTTGACGAAAAGCGCCTTGCCCGCATCCGCCGCAGATATCGCAGGCAGGTTGATGCTTGCCGCAGATGCAGCTGCTGCAGCTGCCGCAGCCTCGGCCGCCGCCCGATCCGCTGCGGTGCCGATTTCCGAGATGAGCCGGAACGTTGAGCCAGACACGTAGCCAGCAACGATCATGCCGGCGACAAGATAGTTGGCCTGCACGTCGTTGCCGGCATTGGTCTTGATGGTCAGCGCGGCGCCACCGTTGAAGGATACGGTCGCAGGTCCGGTATTGTTCTCGAAGATGTTGAGCGAGATGAGCGCCGCACCGTTCGCCGATGGCAACGGAATGCTCGTTGTCGCGACGATCGCGTTGGCCGTGCCGGCCCCGGCATCGGTCGCCGCGATGAAGCTGTAGGGCAGGTCAGCTACGCGCGTCCAGGATCCTGCCCCGGAGGCGCCGAGCTTGCGATAGATGCCATTGTTGGCGACCGTCGCATCGCCAACAACCCATGCCGACGAATTGGCGCCGTGGGCGAGATCGGCATCCATGTGCGCCTTGGTGTCATAGATCAACCCGCCATTCGACAGGAAGGCGGTGATGATGCCCTCGACCCAGGTGCCCCATGCCCGCAACAGCGCCTTGACCGGCTGAGACGGATTGGAGGACGGCCCATCGGCCATGATCGTGTTCATCAGTTCGGGCATGCGAAAGCTCCAGGGCTGGAGACCCCGCCGGAACGGCAAGGGTGAAATTCGTGGAAGCGGGTTAGACGGCCTGGGGTTAGGTGACGACTTTCGGGCCGGTGGCGACGCTGGACGTACTTTCCACGCCAGAGCCGTTCACCGAGCGCAGCCAGTAGTAATAGGTGCCGGCGGCGAGCGGGGTATTAATCCAGGCATCGGACGAGGACGGCGCGCCATATTCGGTGCGGACCACGGTTGCGGCGCCTTCGTTGTTGACTGTGTTTCGGCGGATGTTGGTGGCTACATAATTGCCAGAGTTCGGCGTATTCCAGGTCAGTGCGACCTGGCCGACACCGCCAGTGGCGACCACACCCGAAACGGCGGCCGGCGGTGTGTTGTCGACGGTGGAGACCACCGTTTCGCTATCGGAGTAATCGCCATAGCTGCCGTTCGACCCGATGTAGACGGCCTCGATGTCGATCGATGTATCGGCCGGAACCGGATTGGTGTTGAGCACGATTAGGCCGGCATCCGGTGCGATCCCGGGGAATTTCTGCTCGATCCAGGCGCCAGGAACACCGCCGCCCACATCGGCGACGCGATAGCGCAGGGCCGGCGTGAGATCACTGCGGTTAGGATCAACCAAGGCGAGGCGGATGTAGACGGTCCCGCTGCCGGATATTGCCGCTGCGGTATCGATGATCGGCTTCGGAATGCCGTCCGAAACCGGCTTCGCCGGCACCGGTGGCGCAGCCCCTTCATCGACCGCCGGGTTCCAGTCGTCGATCTCCGGTCCGGAACCCGGCATCTTGATCCATGTCATCTGAAAACCGCCGCGCGAGACCGACAGGGCCGACCGGCGGTTGGCGATCAGCTTGCCATCCATCGAAGGCAGCCGCCGCGGTGTCGCCAGCCTGACCCATGGCGCGTAAACGGCGTTGATGCCGGTGAAGCGGACGTCGAACGTGCCGCGCTTCTTCTCCCGCAGACGCGCGAACTCCCGCTTGCCGAGCCGGCGAGCCTGCCGCCATTGCTGCACCCAGATATAGTTGCCGTCTTGTGGCAAGACGCGACCGGCTTCGATCTGGGCCGGCGTATCTTCGAAAAAGTCCGTGTCGGTCGTCGTGAAATCGGTGGCCGGATAAGTGAATTTCGGGATGAACTGATTGACCTCTTCCTCAAACAGGACATCGTGCTGCACGGTGTGGCCGACGATATCGGCATCAGTCAGCGTGGCGACATACTTTTCCCTGAATTTGCCGGCGACGAATAGCAGCGCGCCATCGCCGCGCTCGCACATCCAGCCATCGCAGGAGGCGAGGATGGCATTTGTGCCGCTTTTCGGGTCGTGGTCAGTGGTATCGAAGCCGCCGCACTCATAGCGCTTCTCCGTGCCGCCAGCGGCCCGGGGCACGTCTTCATCGCAGACGTCGGCCTCTTCCTGCCACATGTCGAGAACCGGCAGCAGCGCCTTGCGGAAATCGCGCTTGGTGCCGAACGGATTGAAACATTCATGCCAGGCCAGAACCAGGGCCGAATTCTTCGAGAAAGCCCATGTCTCCGGGTCTTCCGGATCCTGTGCGGGATCGCGGAAGTCCCAGACCAGCGCCAGTTCTGCGACCACCGACAGAGCCGGCTTGCCGTAGGGAAACCGCTTCTGGAAGTTTTCTGCACCAGGTGCGTTGCATGTCATGCCTACCGACGCCTGGCCGTCGCCGCGATGATCCGACGTCCAAACGCCTTCGGCGCCAAGATCGGCGACGATCTCGGCAATCGCGGTTTCCGGTGTCAGCCCCAGTCGGCGATAGATGCGTACAGGATCGGCGTCGTTGTATCGGTCGCCGTCCGGGCTGATGACGGTGTTGCCGTCGAGCTCGACCTTGTCGTCATTCAGGTAGTAGCCGGTGTAGGCATTGATCCGATGGCCGACGATCGCCTGCACCGAATACATCCGGTTGTCGACCGCTTCCCAAAGCATCATTGCGCCGGCAAGCCTGGCCTCCCCAACCCCCCAGAACCGGTAAGGGATCGGCTGCGTCAGTGGCGCGCGGCCGTCCTCCGGCTTCGGCGGCTTCGGCGTCAGCAGATACTGCACACCGGCGACGATCGCCGTGGTGGCAATAGCCGAGGCGATGGCCGCATAGGAGACAGTCGTGCCGAAAAGCGTGAACCCGCCAGAGCCAAGAATGGCGGTGAAGATCGGCGTGAAGATCGGATCCATGCGGACAGGCCAGCGGTATTCGCCGTGCCAGCCCTCTGCGATGATCTCCTGCGTCGACGCGGTCTCGAAGGCGCCGATGCCGGGATTGTAGGTGCGCGCTCGCGAGACCGTGGCCAGCGCCTGGCGCAAGGCATCGTCGAACGGGTTCACGCGATACGCCATGCCACGCCAGTCCAGTCGAGATGCTTCACCATTGCCCCGCGCGCCGACATCACCGCCCAGAGCGGGCCGAATTTTATGGCTGGGATTTCCTTGACCGCGAGGCCGGATGCCTCGAAACCCGTCATGGCGCTGATGATGCCAATATCGCCGTCCTGCGGCTGCTGAACGCGCTGAAATCCCTGGGCGCCGAGCTTTGCCCCGACGAGGGCTTCGCAGCCGCCAGCGGCCCGCAGGATGGCTTCAGCACCATCGGCATCGAAGTAGGTGCCGCGCAGATCGGCGCCTGGATCCTTGCCGGTCGCCTCGACCACCCAGTCGGACGCGAATAGCGTGCAGTCGGTGAACCCCCACTGCCAGCGGTGTGGAAGCCGGATATACTGTTCCAGCGTCATTGGTGCCTCAGTAGTTCGGCCATGCCGGCGCGACGCCGCGCGCCAGACGCGCGGTGCCATCGCAGAACTTGTCAGTCGGATACATCGCCTTCTGGTGCGGCCCCGACCACAGCACCAGCGAGGCGCGCGACCTGGTGTTCGATCCGGAAACCACGGCAAGCGTCAGCGTCGTGGTCGGATTGTCGGTGCCTGAGACTGGCGGCATGGATTCGGTGGGATGCGACGCCGTTCCTGTCCAAAGCGCAATGATCGGCGTCGTCGGCTGATAGTAGTCGTCCAGCGTGGTGAAGCCGATCTTCAAATCCTTGCCGCGGACATCGGGCATGGTGTCAAGAACATTGGCGGCGGTATCCGGATCGATGCCGGATATCCCGAATTCCACGCTGGAGCTCTGGCCGTTGACGAGCACCTCGAGCGTCGGGATGTTGAGCAGCCTGCCACCGCCGAGATAGACGGTGCCATCCTCGTCGAGGCTGTCGAAACCGGCAGGGATGTCGTTGACGCCTGCCCAGATATGCAGGCCGGGATCGCTGTCGAGCCGGAAGAAGATGCCAAGTATATGGCTCGACCCCATGCGATCGACGACCTCTTGAGGCACATAGTCGACGGAGTAGGAGCCAATCAGGTCCTGCCAGGCCATGACTAGAAGCCCTCCACGAACTGGATCGAGGGCGTCGACTGCCACCAACCCTCAGCTTCCCAAGCCAGCGTGAAGCTGGACGGGAACTTCATGACGCAGCGCGGCCGCGCGAACTCGATGCGCGTTCCTGCCGGCACCGCTTCGCGCAGCGGCCGGTCGAGCGACAGCACGTATTGCGAACCGGTGTAGGCTACGCCTTCCACCGTTTCGGTGACCGGGACAGGATCCGAACTCTCCCAGTAACGATAAGCGCGCCATCCCTTGGTCGGGTGATAGATCGAAAACCAGTCGGACCAGCGCAGATTGCGCTCGGCGCCGTAGATGTTCAGCGTGATCTGGCCAGCATTGAGCGCCGCAGTTGCACCCATCGTGCCGAACACCGTCGCCTGGCTGTAGCCGGCACCATCGGAAAAAAGCGACGTGTCCGAATGTGGAATGCGAGTGATGACCGACCGCGGGACGCCGTTCATGACCGGGAACGGCCCAACCCAGTCCGATAGGATCGGCACATTCATAAACCGGATCGAGCTGTTCATGCGCGCCGCGATCCAATTGATGTATTCATGCTCTTCGCGGGCCCGTACGACACAATTCTCGTAGGAGCCGACAAGAACGCCCCCTCCGCTGGTTTCGATCGTGATCGATTCGCCGAGGCCGTTGCGCCCACCTTCCAACCCGCCGCCCTTGGTGTCGAAGGACAATCTAGCCGGCTTCAAGAAATTGATGTCGAGCGTGGGGAGATTGATGTACCCCATCGCCTATCCTTTCTGTGAAGTGTAGCGACGCTGTGTATCGCCGAAGCCGCCATTCACCTGGCCCTGGTGATACTCGCCAATCGCCTCTTGGGCGCCCTGCTTGGCCAGCGTGCGGACATGATCATCGCCGCTTGCGCCAGTGACGTGGACGTGAAGCTCGACCTTGCCCTGCGACTGGCCGCGGTTCTGGTTTGCCGCCATCTGCATCGAGGCAGGGTTGCTGCGGATCACGTCGCCAGAACGGAGCTTCTTCAGTTCGGGACCGCGCTCGCCGACCCACGCCCAGCCCTCAGGCGCGTTTTCGGTGCCATCGGCATAGAGGCCGACATAGCCGCCTGGATTGGCGCTGAGAAAGCTAAACGCCTTGGTTCCGCTGAACACGGAGCTCAAGCCGCCAAACAGTGATCCGAGCAAGCCGCCGCCGCCACCGCCGCCGCTGGGAGCTGTGGGAAACTGGCTGAGTGCACTGCCCATCTTCCCCATCCCCTCGCCCAAGGAACCGAGACTTCCGGTCGCCTTGGCTGCGGTGCCGCCGAACTTGTCGAGCGCCTGCTCAGCGCCGAAAAGGCGCCCGGAGAAGTTGTCTGCACCTTCAGGATTGGCGAGCGAGAAGCCACGAGGCCGTTCGAAGCCGGCGAAGGCAGCCGTGGCCGAGCGGACGTCCGGGGCAGCTTTGAGGCGGGCGAGTGCACCGCTTTCGGACGAGTTCAGCTCCTTCCATGCGAAATCGAGTTGACCCTGCACGTCGCCGAGATTGCTCTTGCCGCCTATGGCGCTCAGAAGCTGCGGGGCGCGGTCATTGTGCTGGAACAGCCCGAATGCATTGCCGGCGTCGCCGATCGCCGTCGGCTTGAATGCCGATTCTGCGCTGATGTTGCCGAGAATGCCGGCGACCTGGTGATCGGCAAGGCCTTTCGACTTGAAGAAATTCCATGCCTGCGCGGCAACGCCGCCAGATCCGATGGCAGCCAGCGGCGCGCGCGTAACCGCGCCCGGGGCATAGTTGTCGTTGGCTCCGCCAAGGATCGAGCCGACCACGCTGGTTCCGGCTGAGGCAAGGCTGCTGCCCGGTTTCTGTCCCGTCAGGGCAGACGCAAAGGCCGTGGCAAGCTGATCGAATATCTTCGACCATGCCTTGTCCATCGAGTTCGTGAGGGCGTTCAGGATCGAAGTCCCCAACGCCTTGCCGATATTGCCGCCGCTGTTCAGCAGCTCGGATTTGAAGCCGTTGAGGAACCCAGACGCCATGTCCTTCGCCTCGCCGAACCTGGTCATGTCGCGCATCTGGCCGGCTTCCGGCGAATTCATACCGATGCCGGTGCCGCGAAGGCGTGAGGCGATCGTCTGCTCATCCTTGCTCAGAAACTGCTGCGACCGCTCAAAGGCCAGATCATTGCCAAGTTGCGCGCGCGCGATCTGATCGGCCATCTCGCCATAGGCGTCAGCCTTCTGCTTGATCAGGTCGAGTTCCTGCTGGTCGACGGGCACATTGTTGCGCGCCGCTTCTTCACGAAGCTGCTGCGTCAACTGGAACTGCATGCGCATCGCTTCGGCCGCGCCGGCGGTCTTGCCGATCAGGTCAAGATCGAGTTGCTGCGAGGCAAGCGTCTGGTCGAGTGACCGCTTCCTCTCTTTCTGGGCCTCGTCCAAGGCATGCTGAGCGGCAAGGGCGGCTTGCTGGCCGGCCATGTCGATCCGGCGCGCGCGCTCTGTCGGGTTCTCGTTGTCGTTGTACTGGGCGCCAGCCTGAGCTCGCGCCGCCGCCGCCAATTCTGCCGGGGATCGGGCAAACAGTCCCTGCTTCTGGGCATCGAATGCCTGCTGGGCACGAGAGGCCGACACCGAGCCGGCGGCCTGTTACTGCTCATATGCGCCCATGTTCTCGGTGCTGAGTGCGCCTCGACGGAGAGGCAGCCCGCCCGGGCCGACGGCCTTCGCCAATGCCTCCTGCGCAATCTGCAACTGCTTGAGCGCGCGCGCCGCGGCATCCGCGTCCTTTGTCAAATCCATCAGCTTCCCGGCGGAGGTCGTCAGGGCGGCATTGTTCGGGTCGAGCGCCCACTTGTCCTCCACCATCTTGCGAAAGCCGATGATGTCGGGCGTCCCATCCTTGGCGGTTTTCCGCAGATGCTCAATCGCGTCAGCGAACGGCTGGAACTCCCCGGAAACGCTGAAGAACCCGCCAGCACTCTTGCCGGGGCTCACGAAGCGCCCGAGATCAGACATCGCGCTTTGGGTCTGGTTGGCAATCTGGATGCCGAGACCGGCCTGCGTCGCCGATGACGACAGTTGCAGCCCGTTCAAGCTCGATACCGAGAACGCATCCTTGGCCTTGTCCGCGATCGTTCCATAGATGTCGCCGATACCCCTGAGAACGGCGGCATGATCCTTCAGCAGGACGTCGAGGCCTTTCACCTCCTTGCGCGTCGAGATGATGTAGGTGGCGAGACCGGCAACGGCTGCCACGCCGGCGCCAGCAGCAAGGCCGGCTGGCGTCACCATGAAGGCGAGCAAAGCCTGTCCGGCCGACTTGGCTGCGGTCCCAACAGCCGCTAATGAACCTCGCAGCCCGCCCGGCCCTTCTTCCATCGCGCCATAAACCTGCCCGATCTGCGAGGCGAATATCTGCACCGGCGATGCACCAAGCGCGAACATGGTGATCACGTCGTTGCCCTGGCGGGAGAGGTTGAGCATCTGCGATGAGGTGAGCCGCGCCGCATTGGCGTTGTCGTTCAACGCCTTTGTCGACTTGTCCGCCGCTGGGGCCACCCTGCCGATGCCGGTAACGACCTTAGCCGAGCCGGAACCGATATTGGCAAGGGTCGTGTTCGTCTTCTCGGCCGTCGCGACGAGCTTAACCAGGGAGGCATTGCCGCCTTCAGCCAGTGTCGCCAGCTTGAGCAGCGTGGCGTTCGCCTGGTCGACGCCGGAGGCGATCTTGGCCAAGGCAGCGTTGGACGCACTGGAGGCGGTCGAAAGCCTCTTCTGCGCCGCCTCCGCCTTGGTCGCGGCGGCCGACATGTTTTCAAGATTGGCCTTCGCCGTGACAGCCTGCGAGCTGTCGATCTTGTAGCCGAGTTCTGCAACGGTCACAGGCTCACCCTCTCACGAACATTGCGTCGAACCTGGCTTCTGTCATTTCGGCTTCTTCGGTATCCTCGACCTCGGGCTCGTCGCGGCCACCGAACACGGCGCGCAGGATGGAATCGATCATGTCGCCACGCCCGTTCAGACCGATCAGGATGGCGTTCACGTCCGCGTTGAGGGCCTGGTCCTCAGTCCAGCCGAGCCAGCCCAAGGCTTTCTCGGCCAGATCGTCATAGTACTCGGCGAGGCTTATCCGTTTTGCTGAGGGTCCTCAGATCCCTCTCCTCCCGACATCGGCCGCCCGCCATTGGCGATGATTGTCAGATAAGTGGAGACCGGCCCGATCAGATCTGTGAGGCCGGTTCGATAAACCCGGTTCGGCACTTCCTTGGCGTCGTTGCCAGTCAGGCCAAGGCCGAGCGTGACGACGGCGACGATGGTGTCGAAATCGTATTGACCGACGGCGCGAACGGCGCCGGAGATGCCCCCGCTCTGGCGGGAGATTGCCTGCGCCGCCTGCAACGAAGGGCGAAGCGTCACCTTCTCGCCATCGAGTTCGATATCGACGTTCCCGGCGCCCAATGCTGGCTTGCTCATGCCTTCTTCTCCGGTTCTACCTTGGGCGCCTTGATCGGCGTCCCGGTCGCCTCGAAGGGCGACGGCATGGCCTTGGCCTCGGCATGGGTCAGTTCGAGTTCGACGTGATTGCCGGGCGCGAGAAGGTATTCCTGGCCCTTATGGGAGAGCTTCTGAGCCTCGGTGCCGCGATTGAACACTTTCATGTCAGCCTCCTATCAGCCCAGCGCCGCGACGCGGACGTAGTTGGTGTTGGGGAGCACGGTGCAGTTCAGCATCTGGGCGTTGTTCGCGCCGCCCATGCCTTCCTCGGCCTGCATCACTTCCCCCATGAACAGCCGCTCCGGGCCGGTCGGGACCGTGGTGGCGGTGTGAACGCCGGACTGTGTGCCGGTCGTGGTGATCTCGGTGCCGCCCTTGGTTGCGGAAAGCGTAAATGTGTTGGCATCCGGCACGGCCTTGACGAAGTATTCCGTGCCGGCGACGATGCCGGTCGGCAGCGCGCCCGTGGTCGAGAACTTGACCTTGGTGCCGACAGCAAGGCCATGGGACGTCCATGTCACCACGCCGGGCGCGGCGATCGTGATGGTAGCGGCCGCGGACTTCGGGATCGGGGCGCCATTCAGAACGATGCGGAACGGGTAGTTGTAGTCGGTCTGCTCCGCCGCGATCATCGCCAACTGGCCGGGATCATTGACGTTCAGCGCGAAGTTGTCGGACCGCTGCGGGGCCTGACGGGAGCCCTTCCAGTTGAAGACCCGGCGGCGATTGAGCAAGGTCGTAGAATTGCTCTGGGCAGCATCGCCGGAATTGCCCATCGTCTCGTACTGGCCGACCTCGATCCACGAGACGCTGGCAAAATCAGCCTCCACGACATCGACATCGGGGACATCTATCGGCGCAGAACCGATATAGAAGCGGCTGCCCGCCACAGGGGACACTTTGATAGGCATTGCTGCCTCCTTTTCAGGGTTTTGGGAAGGGCCTTGCCGAAGGGCGAAACGGCGGGAATGGACTTTGACTGCGCACCCTGCTTTCATGCCGAACGAAACAAGCGGGTGGACAAATGACTCCGAACACGATGACGACCATGGCCAATCACGCGGCATTTCTCTGCCTCGTGGTGGAGCTGATCAAAAAAGGGATCATTGATCCGGAAATTCTAGCCGACAGCATAGATGCGGTCGGAAAGGGCCACGAAACAGCCGAACCTCAATATGGCGCCTTAATTCACGATATCGCTGCGAGTGTTCGCACCTTGAAGCGATAGCTCACTCTCCGGCACGTCCGGTTAAGCAAAAACCTCGTAGGCGACCGTCACCGGCGTTTGCCAATGCGTGTCATCGGCGATGGCTTGGGCGACGTCTGGCGCCTTGGTGACGCGGACGGCTGTTATACCGTACCGCATGCGCAGATCGGTCGGGAACCATGCCGCCACCTGCCCGGCTATCTCAGCCGCGACCGATGCGTCCTGGTTCTTCTTGGCGAACACATCGACCTGGAGAAGCCCGAGCCGCTGGTGCGGTTCTGTCGAGCCGATGAACAGACGCCGATTGATGTTCGGCACGTGGGTGACGCGGAGATATCCGGTCGTCGGCTTCGTGAAATCCTCGTTCGGCCACGCGATCGGCAGGACCGGAGAAAGCGTAAGGGTCTGGATCCTTGCCTTTAGGGCGAGCCAGATCGACGTTTCGGTGGATGGCACTTTGATTTTGCCTTAGGTTTGGCCCGCGAATATCGACGACACGTGTCGCAGCAACGGGGCGGGATCATGAAGACTGAAAGCGAACGACAACCACCAGATGTTCAGCCCAGCGAAGAAGCAGCACAGAAGCAAGCTGGTTTAGTGATCTTGATCGGTTTTGCAGGGTTGATCGTCGTGATTGTTTTTCCGTTCTTGGCGATGTTCATGATGGTAATGACCGGCAACTTCGCACCATAGGTGCCGCTACAGCCCTAGCCTTGCCTTCACTTCAGCCGCCTTGACCTCGACGATCATGATCCAGCGCTGCGCCACCAACGTCACCCATGGCCGCGGCGTCGCGCCGTTGGCGCCATAGTGGACATGGGCCGCGTAGTTGGCCGTGTAGCCGAGGTAGATCGTGTCGCCGAGATCGGCGCCATTGATGACCAAGATGACGTCGCCTAGATCGGCCGGCGCCGGCGCGCCGGGATTGTTCCGCGACAGCGTCGGCATGGCACTGGTCGACGCCATCAGCGAGGCGCGGAGGAACCCGGTCCGCTTGTAGCCCGGCGGCTGCGGCTTGGCGTAGACCTCGTCGGCGAGGAGTTGATCGAGTTGAGAAACAAGCTCTTGTGCCGATTCCTTGAACACCATCTCCAACGCGACGGGCACCTTAGCGCACCAGTCGCCGACAGTGGCAGCGAAGGACGTCATCACCGCACCAACTGGGCGACGAAATCGATCTTGTATTCTGCGAAGCACTTGCATCCGAGCGTGTGCCTGGTCGGCACGCCGGGTGCATGCGGATACGGGATAGACGTGCCGTCTGGCGCCGTAAAGGACTGATCGAACGGCACCACCTGCCCCTGCATGGCGACGTGCTGCATTCGAGGGTGCTCCTGCGGCGTGTGCTTCCAGCCCTTCGTGACCACATCGGCCCGAAGATTGCCCTTCTCCATCTGCTGGCGAAACGCGATGTCTTTCGAGGCGCCCAAGGCAGCGAAGGTCTCATGCAGGCCAATGGTGTCGGCTCTCAGCTTCAACAAGCTGTCAGCGTAGCGGCCGGTGATCCTGTCGACCATGGCGGCCGGGACTGTCTTGCCGTCGGCGATCGCCTTGGCCACGGTCTTGTCGAACCGCTTGTCGCGCCGCGTGCGCTCGAGATAGTTCCGCATCTGGACTGGATCGCCGGAGAGCAGTTCATCGCGCGCGGTGGCGACGAATGATGCCTGCGGACCGGTCAGGCCGATGATGCCGCCTTCTCGCCGCCCGGTGACGGTGGAGACACGCCCGACGACCGCAACAGCCGTCTTGGTCGGGTTGTCCCCTCGGGCGAGCCCGGTTTCCAGCGCCGTCCTGATCGCGGTCTGCTGATCCTGGACGATACCGGTGACCAACTGTGCGGAATGAGCCTGCAACCATTGCTCGGCCGCCAGATTGCGAGCATCCCAGCGGACCACGATGCGATGACCGGACGGATCGCGCAGGGTCGGGAACTGGTCGACTGTCGCGACGCCGCCGCCGTTGAAAGCCGCGCGGATCGCCTCATCCAACGGCCGGAAGGCGGCCGGGTCGAGGTTCATGGCAGATATCGCGCCGTTGATGTCGCCACGCTCCAGGCGCTCGACGATCCGGCGCAGGACGATGTTTGAGGTGATGTCGTCTATTGCCTCAATGAAGGCGGCGCGGAGCGCCGGCTCGAACTGGCTGACCAGTATCTCGAAGCGCTGGCGCGGCGTGAGGCGGACGAGCATTGACTAAATCCCGTGTCGTGTGCTGCTCTTGCGAATTGCTTGGGAGGGGAAGAGATGAGCGAATATCCGCAACTGGAAGCATTTTGTTCTTTGCCGGTCGATACACGAGGGTGGCAGTACAAGTCGGACGAGTACGGTCGCCTTCAAATTCGGTTCCCAGATCCGAAGCAGGCCCTTGGAGCATTCCGCATTCGAGCCTTTGAGGGCACGGCCATCATACCCCTCCGTTATCGGGCAATGTTCATGGTCGAAGGGAACAAGGGAGTTGTGACCTCAAACCCGGTGTCGTACCCGACATTTGCTCCAGAAAACGGGCGCTCGTGTCAGTTTCTGAAGGCCATCAATATTTCCTTGGACCAGTCCGTCGCCGATGACTTTTCTATCACCTACGAAGGCACGGTTTCCTATTTTCAGCAGCCGGTTCAGACGCCGGTCGGCCCGGTTGGCTCCGGTACCTGGCTCGGCAATCAGAGCACGGATTTGCAAAGGGCATGGCTAAGCGAAATCAGGTTCACGATTAGCCGACGATCCGCGGTCGGCGCCAGTGCACCTCCTATTGGGAGCACCACGCCTTCCACGCCACCGTCGGACCCGCTGCCGGAATAGGCATCAGATTGGTGATGGCGCGATCTGTGCCATCGATGACAATCAGATCGGTCAACTCTGGTTCGACCTCTGGCACCGCAAACGTCACCATGTCGCCCGTCTGGACGATCAACACGCCGTTCTCATAGCGCTGGTGAAGGCGTTTCACCGCGGCGTTGAGCGGCCAAGTCTGCATCGTCGGCTCGACCGGCGCCCATGGCTGGTCGGGATCGACAACGCCGGGCGTTTCACGCTTCAACTGCACGGTGCCCTGCCCTAGCCCGCCGTCAGCGTCTGGCTGGAGCAGTTCGGTGACCATCTCGGCCATGTCGTCATAGAAGCCGGCCACGTCACACCACCATGATGGCGGGGAACCCCGTCACCGGGCCGACCAGCGGAGCCAACAGACCCTCAATGATGGTCGAGACTGGCGCGTCGGGTGCGAAGATGTTGCCATCGTCGGCAGGCTCGAAGAACTCGCGCTCGATGCCCTCGACCTTCTGGCGCTTCACCTTCTTGGAAGGGTCGAACGAGATCGACAACGACCCCGGCTTCTTCAATTCGATGTAGGCTGCCTCATAGCTGGCATCGATCACCCGTTGGGGGATCAGGTCGGAGGCCAAGGCCGAGCCATAAGCCGTGGCGCCGGTGCGCGGCCATTCCCGCTCCTGGGCAATGCCGCCCGTCGGCTGGCCCGGGAAGCGCATGCCGTAGGTGCCGTCGAGGTAGGCGCTCCCACGCTGGCGGGCGGCCGCGATCGTTCCAGCAGGCACGGTATAGCCGGCTGCTGCCGCATAGGCGGTAAAGCCTTCATCATCTCCGTATCCAGCCATGACGCACCCTCACGCTCCGGAACATTCAGGTTCCGCTCACGTTGATTTCTGCAAAGGAGAAAAGCTATGCACAAGGACGAGGTTAAGGGTTCCGCGAAGAAACTGCGCGGCGAGGTGAAGGACAAGATCGGCAAGGCCACGGGCGATGATAAGATGCGTGCCGATGGAGCCGCCGACAAGGCCGAAGGAAGCATTCAAAAAGGCGTTGGAAAGGCAAAAGACGCAGTTCGCGATGCCTTGAAAGACTGAAGTCGAGGGCCGCCAGTCAACCGGCGGCCATCCGTTCTGCTCTACTGCCGGGAAGCCTCAACATAAGCGGTCTTGTCCTCGTCGCTCATGGCGTTGAAGGCATCCGCATCGGCCTTGTTGAGGCCCGACAGAAGCGTCTCATCGCCCTTCACGACATTGAACTTGCCGCCGCCATGGTGAACTGCCTTCGCGGTGTCATCGACCGGCGCAGCTTTCGCCTTGCCGCCCTCGAAGCCGAACCAGCCGGTGCCCTTGGCAACCTTCAGTTCGGCATCCGAGAGCTCGGCATCGACGGTCTGGCCCGGCTCGACGAGAACCGGACCATCCTTGGTATTGAGACCGCGAGGGCCAGCCTGGGTGTTGGTGACTTTCATCATCGCCTCCTCAGATGCCGTCGAGGTAGCGGACCGACTTCGGCCGGCGGATGTCGACGCCGCCGAGACGGAAGATGCCGGGGACATCGAACTTGATCGGCCCGGTCTGCCAGGCCGGCAGGAACCGGAACGGCATCGGCATGTGGAACTTCAACACCTCCGGCGAGCGGCGATAGGCAACCATGCGCTTGGTGCTGCCGGCCCCCGACGCATCGAGGTAGCCGAACATGCCGCGGACGGTGAGCGGCTGGCCGGTCACCAGCGTGTAGATGTTGTTCTTCATGACCCATTCGAGGATCGTGGTTTGGTTCACCGCGTCGATACGGCGCGTCGAGATGTCGAGCAGCACCGAGTACGGCAGGAGGATGGTATCCGCGATCTCGGCGCCCAGCGTGCCGGTGAAGATGCCGGTGAGCTGGCCATTGATGTCGCGCAGGATCTGGTCGGGCGTTTTGGACGCGAAGGTCGTAGCCGAACCCGTACCGTCCGCCGGCGCCGTGGTTGCCGTGGGCGTGGTGGAGTTGACCAGGCCAAGGAAGCCCTTGCCGGCATCGCCGACGAAGGCAACACTGTCGATCTTCTCCTCGGCGATGCGGCGGGCGGCCGAAGCCTTGTCATTCGACAGGTTCATGCCGAGCAGCTGGGCGGTGCCGAGCTCCTCGAGATTGTAACCGTAGCCGATCGCCGCCATGGAGACGGTGGTCTCGAACTTCTCGCGGGTCAGCTCGACCTTGGGCACGTCGTGCGCGTTGCCGTTGAACCACTGCGCCTGGCCGACCGAATCCATCGAGAAGTAGGTGACGGACTGGATCCATTCCGGGGCGGAGGTGTCGACCGGGACCAGGGACGGATACTGGATGTCCTGATACCGGATCGCGTAGACCGTCGGCTCGATGAGCGTGGCCTGACGGATAAGGAAGCTCATCGCGACTTGCTGAGCGTCCTGCATGATGTGTGCGTTCATTGTGGCCGCTCCTGTTAGCCGAGGCGCAGCGCAGCGAGGCCGGCACCGGCGGTGCTGGTATCCCACTGAGCATTGGCGATGAGGGTATTGGACGTCGCGACGTTCGTGAGGACGCCCGTCGCCGGCACGTAGTAGACGGGATCGCCGACGGCGACCGCGACCGAAGCCTGGACGACGATGACGCCCTTCTTCATGATTGCCGCCGTGGCGTACTGCTCGTACTTGCCGGTCGTCTGGCTTTCGTCGAGCACCGCGATGCCGCAGAACTTGACGGTCGCCTCGCTGTCCACGACCTGGTTGTCAGCCGTGCCCTGAACCGCGACCTTGCCGAAGCCGATACCTTCCGCATCCTCGCAAAGGCGGGACACGACGTCGGACGGCTCCATGTTGAGGACCATGCCCTCGATCCAGCGCGCATGCTGGGCGCTATAGGTAGTCTGGACTGCCGGCATGATTAGGCCTCCTTCTTGTTCTGCCAGGCCGAGGCGAGATGGTCGGTCATGGCCTGGTGGGCGGTGGCGACAGTGCCGGCCGCGTCATTGGTCTGGAGGCCGTTCTGCACGACCTGGCGGAACGGATCGGCGCCACCGATCTTCTTGGCCGCGTCCTCGACCAGGATGTCGAAACGGGCGTCGATATAGGCGTCGGCCTTGTCCTTGACCGCGGCATCGCCGAGCGCAGCGGTGACGGCGGCCTTCCGGATAGCGCCGTCGGACAGACCATCGGTCTTGATGTCCTTGGCGATCGCCTTGGCCTTGGTGATCAGATCGGCGCGAGCCGCGACACGCTTGTCGAGGTCGGCGTCCGATAGCACCTTGGCGATGGCGGCATCGCGTTCGGCATGGGCCTTGGCGAGATCGGCATCCTTGGCCGCGAGAGCGGTCTGGTGCTTCGTTTCGGCGTCGGCGAGCTTGGCCGCCGAGGACTGCAAGTCCGCGAGCAGCTTGGAAATGGCCTGGGCGCCCTGATCGGTGGTGGTCACCGACAGTCCGTCCACGACCACAGTGCGAAGTGCATCACTCATGGTGATGGTCTCCTTGTCAGTGGTTGAAATCGGGGCGGCGCCCCATGGTCCCACACCGTCACCGATGCGAGCTTTTGAACCGGCCCGGGCTCGATCGACGAGCGCCAGGTGGTTGATCTTGATACCGCGCTGCTGCGCGTCGAAGGCCTCACCGTCGGCGGTTACGCCGGGGGTGAAGTCGAGCTCGCAGGTGTAGCCGGCGGAGAGCTCGCGCTTGCCGTCGATCACCGACTTGATGGCGGCCGCGTCCTTGAGGATCAGCGGCAGCATGACCCACTGGCCGTCCTGCTTGGCGGCGGTCGAGACCTCGCCGACTGACAACGCCTTCCAATTATCGGCCGTCACCTCCTCGTCCGGATGATCGACGGTGATCGGGGCGTGCGAGAAAGATTGCAGACTGTCCTGCGAGAACACCTGATCCGCAGCGCGATAGACCCGCACAACCTTCTGATCCGGCTTGCCGACCTCATGACCGGCGTAAAGCTGGATGCCGGTGCGCACGGCACGCGCGGTGGCGACAAGGTAGCCGTCGGCGGTCTGGCGCGTTCCCGCGACAGTTACAGCGTCGGTGAATTGCATGTTAAGTTGCCTCAAGAGGGAGATTCTAGATGGTTGCGCAGACCGCAATAGACGGCATTTGGGCAGTGCTGCTTCCCGTTGTTGTTGGAGGAGCACTTACACTTGGTGGCGTCGTGCTTGGGCCGGCCTTGACGCACTGGCTTTCACAACGAAGTGGCAACCGGGCTCTCAGACAGGAGAAGTTCCGCGAGCTTTTGGAAGCTCTACATGAGCACGGTGAATGGCTGGACACTGTAAAAAACGTAAAGGTTTACGGGGAAGAAAGAGGCATTTCGCCCGATCCATTCCCCAAGGCCCTGGTTATCTGCGCACTCCACTTTCCGGAATTTTTGCCAATGGTTAGGAAATTGGAGAAACCTGTTGCCGCTTACGCACTTTGGATGGCCGAGGCAGCAAATAAACGACTGCATGGCAAATTCGATACCATAAATGAGGGATTTGCCGACGTGTACACGCAGTATCTCACTACATTTTCCCAAGTCCGAGATTCTATCATCGCCGAAGCAATCGCTAAGCGGGGAGAGATCTAGCGCTCATTCTTAGACGGCTGCCTTAGACGGCTGCGCAGCCGCCATATCTTCCTCGCTCGGCTCCTGCTCGGCCAATGTGCCGAACTCATCGATTGCCGCTTCCAACCCGGGCAGGCTGCCATCTTCGACGAAGGCGTTGACCAATGCCTCGCTGAGCGCATCGATCGGCAACAGCGGTGATTGACCATTGCCACCAGCGAGAGCGCGTGCCGCATCGGACTTGGTCTTGAAGACGTCGGCTTTCTCCTTCTCCGACATGCCCCAGAGCGGCGCCCATTCGTAATAGACGTCGGCCGGGCGCGAACCGAGCGCTGACCTGATCAAGCACTCGTCCAGCCGGTGCATGGCCGGGGTCATCTCGACCTGCTGCATGGCTGAGAGACGATCGTAGTAGTTGCGCAGGTCGGATTCGCCGGTGGCGTTCATGCCGGCCGGGGCTTGGCCCAGCAGACGGGTAGCGGGAATGTCTGCTGCGCCTGACACGATCTGCAAGAACCGATCGAGGACATCGGGCAAGGTGGCGAACGATGCCGATTTCTGCTCGTATTCCTCTTCCTTGTCGAGGAGCAGCGTACCGTTGATGCCCTTGGCCGTGTTGGCGAGGGTATACCTCTCCAGGATCTTGGCCTTGTAGTCTTCGCTGGCCAGGCTCGCCATGAAGTTCGGCACCTTGATGATGTCGATCTTCGCCTCGAACACCAGCGAGGCGATATTTGCCGCGGTGCCATCGGCCTGCTTGATCGCGTCCATCACGGACTGGAGCACGCTATCGCCCCACGACAACTGACCGTCGATCAAATCGATATCCGGCTGCGCGTTGCCCTGGAAGATGACCAGGCGCGACGGGTGGACCTGCACCTGGGCAGTGGTGCCGGCGGTCAGCGTGTAGAATTTCGGCTGGCCATAGAACTCGGACGCCGGGTCGCGGTCGATCTCGCCGGCGCTCAACTGGCGCCGGGACAAGACCGTGAGGTATTTGACCCCTCCCTTGCCGATACGCTCGATCTCGAGCGGCGCGGCTAGATCAGCGTCACCGGTCCCGATATGGATGGCGGCGCCGCCCCATAGCCTGGCCTTGACCTTGGCCTCGAACACCTTTCCGCGGATGTTGAGCCGGTTCTCTTCCGCCTCGATCGGCTCGATGACGTTTCCCTCGGCCTGCCAGTCGCGCCATGCCCGGACCGCATCAAAGGCGGGGATGTCGACGATCTTCCTTGGCAGCCAAGCCGTGCGGTATGCTGTGAGCAGTTCCGCATCCGACAGGGGAGTGAACGCGTAATAGCTCGACGCCGCCTTGTCCCGGCCGGTTCCCATGCGGGAAACGAGATTGGTCAGGCTGTCGCCAAATTTGCGAGCAATATCAACAACCGATCCCATGATAGCCTTCGTTGGTCCGCGTGGAAATCTGCCAGACTGTTGCCAACAAGTACCACTTCGATTGGAACTGCGATGGGTACATTGACTTCGGCACTGTTCTGATCACTAATGTATTTATTGCTAATGTATCGTTGGGGGAGGTTAATTTGCGATCCTGTTTGCTTTGTTTTGCGGCCACGGGATTAACTTTGTCCGCGTGCGCACTTCCTCCTCACTCGAAGAATTACTCCAAAGTATCTAGCTATGACATAGAACTTCGTGTTCGTTGCGAAATGAGGGATGCAGTTCGCGACCTTATGCGGCAAGCGATATTACGGCGCGATAGTAGGCTTTCTGATAAATTTACGACAGATGCCGAGTTTTTAAATCTCAGGGCATCAGACCTGCCGGAGGACGTCCGGCCTGTGATCGAGAGATACCAAAACGTTCTAATAGGATACGAATTTAACTTGGATGTCACCGAAACCAACGACGCGCTTGGTTCGGTCGATTTTCTCGGCGCATTGACCCGCGGGACATTCGGAACCGGTGTTTCGGCGTCGGCCACCTTGCAACGGAACGGCGTAGAGAATTTCCGCGCATTAGACAGCTTCGGTCGCTTGGTAACCCTCGTCAAGGATGAAGGATATTGCGAGCGAGCGCCACCTCGCACGAAAAACTACCTCTATCCGATTACAGGAGCCTTGGATCTGCGTACGTATGCCCAAACGTTCCTAAGCATGAACCAGTCAGGAAATCTTGACACATCGAAGACTCCCTACACCATAACCTTGACCTTCACTACGAGAGCTAAGAGTTCCGTTTCCCCTTCACTTGCGCTAAATCCGCTGAACGACGCTTTTGAGATCTCAAAGGTGACTGGGTCCGTATCTGCTGAGCGGTCCGACGTGCACAAGGTGGCCATAACATTCGTTATGCCAACAGGGCCCGATAAACGCGCTCGCACAATCGCAGAGCAGAGAGTTGAGGAAGAACTGAACAATGTTCGGCTGCAGCAGGCATTCGATCGCAGAAGAGATTAGAGATGAAGGAGTCTGAAAATGGCAGTGAATTTTAACGAATTGGAAATCAGCACTGTTCCCGAAAATCCGCCCCTCATGACCCCGGAGAAGGTCTTTGAAGTTGTGGACCTCATCACCAAGCTGAGAGGGAGAGAGCAGTTTCTGGAGGCCTGCCATGCTCACGGCTTCGCGCTGAACGTACCGCCTGGCGACATCGCCTTCATCAAGCAAGCTGTCCTCGACATTGCCCGAGCAAATGACGAGCGCGCTCAGGGTTTCAGCGTGGAAATTCAAGCTATAGTGCGTTCATACCCTACATGCACTTGAGAATCACTGGTCGATAGCTCGCGTCTAGATATTGGCCAAAGTGTAGGTGCTGGCATCGATCAGGGCGTTGAACGCCCGGCTAGTGCTGTCGGCGTCGTCATCGTGCGCCGCTTCGGGAAACCCTTCGAGCGCTGAGAACCATGCCTCATTCCAGGGCGCCCGCAGGACGAGCACGTTGCCGGCCTCAGCCTGCGCTGAGAAGGGACTGAAGCGCGTAACCTTGTCGCCCGATTCCGGTGTAGCCCTGGCGTCGAAGCCGACGAGCAGTTTGACCAGGTTCGTGACTTGCGACTTGCCCGCCTGTCCAGGGTCCTGTGGCAGCGAGATTTTCGTCGAAATGCCGTCGGCATCGGCCGTGTTCTTGATCAAACGCTCGACGCCGGCTGGCGAAAGGAAATCCTTGACGTGGTGGCCGACGATGTATCGCCCCTCGGGCAACTTGCCGATTTTTGTGCCCGCCGTGCCGTCTGGATCGTTGCCCTCGACCTTGGGCGTCGAGGCCAAATCCCAGCCGCGCATCCATGTGACGCCGGCTGGCACCGCGTCGACCACTTCGCACCAGCCGCGCTGGAACAGCAAGCCAGCAGCCGGCCGTATTTTCCAGTTACCGCCGAGTAGGCGCTCCCGCTCGACCGTCGGCTGCGCCATGAGGTTGGCGAGATAGCCGGGATCTGCGGCCATGAGCAGAGCATTGTCGCTAAGCTTGGCCGGAATGAACGTCACCGACTTTGGCGGGATCGGCTCGCCATCAATCGGGTTGACGTGATGGGCAAGTTCTTCCTTGCTGTCTGCCCAGATGATCGTGTCGCCGATGCGAACGAACCAGCGGATGACGCCAGCGCGCTCAGGGATCGCAAAGCCGGTTTCCTGATCGATCCACCAGGAGATGAATTCGGCTACCCAGCTATCAGCATCAGGGTTGCATGTCGCTCGAACGTATGGCCGCACGCCGCACATGGAGCGATTGCGGCTGAGCATGTACCAGAACTGCTTGGCCGAAAAATGCGTCAGCTCATCGAAACAGATGAGCGGTATCTGCGAGCCCTGCCAGTTGTAGATCGTCTTTTCGTGCTCGAGGTGAGCGAACGAGACGCCCGCACCTGACGGAAAGGTCCAACTCAGGTCAGGCGCCGATCGCGGTTGCGCGCTCAGGTGCGGATAGAGCTTTTCGCTTTCATCCCAAAGGCCGCCCTCATTGCGGACCTGCGTCAGATTTCGGCGGAAGAAGACGGCGCCAAAGCCAGGATTGGCAACATGCCGAAGCGGCTCCATGAGGAGAGCCCATGTCTTGCCGCCACCAGCCGCGCCGCCGTATATCGCAATATCGGCCGATGAGCCAAGGAACGTTGTCTGAGGGCCAGGCTGTGGCCTGATGACGGTTGGGGCGGCCTGCCCTTGCTCAACTCCTGCCATTGTCGGGCAACTGGAAGATCGTCACCGGTGCGGTAGGCGCCGGCAGGTCCTTTCCATCCTTCCCGGTCAATTCCCGGCGATTGGTGTAGGCGTTGCCCACTTCTTCGGCCGCCTGCTTATGAAGCTGTGCCGCCAAGCTCATGTTTCCCATCGTCTCGGCCTTGTCGGCCATGCGCTGGAGGGCGCGGAGACGGACGGCGCGATGACTGATGGCGATGGTTGCCGTATCCTCCAAGAAGGTCTTGCGGGTTTCCTCGAACAGCGACCGCCATTTGAGCGAAAGGTTCGAGCCGGCCTTCTTCGTGGGGTCGTAACATTCGACTGCTTGCGGCGTCAGGGTGACCGCGTAATCCTTCTTGAGCGCGGCCGCGACTACTGACGGACTATCAAAGCAGGCGAGCGCTTGAACCACGTAGGTTTGCTGCTCTGGATTGAGTTTTGCTCGGGCCATCGGCTTTATCAGGACGCCATCAAGGGTTTACGCGACGCGAAGGCGGCAGGTCCCGCAGGCCTGGCCAATGCTCACATTGGCGATTTCAGGTCCGGCCTTTGCGGCATCGACCATCGCGCGAACGCCAGCGGCATCAGCACCGTAGCGCCTGACCACCCCGACGAACTCCTCGACGTCATGGCCGCGAATGGCGAAGGCCGGCAACCCGCTCTTGCGAAACTTCGGCTGCCCGAACACGTCGCGCTCTTGGCCGCAGTGGTAGAGCTCATGCTCAACCAAGGCGCAGAACTCGGCGTCGCTGCATTGGCTGGCGTAGTGGGCGTCGAACGTCAGGATGAAATCCGGGACTTCGTCGAACCAGTCGAGGATCTGCCGCTCGATCCGAGCGCGGAGCCATTTGCCGGCTGGCGGCAAACCTCTCTCGGCTTGGCCGATGATGGACCGCCCTGCCCTGCCATTCGGCACGTTCGTCCAGAGTGCACCGATGGTTGCCTGGTTGAGGTGGCGGTGATCATCGTTGCGGAGCGAGGCACCTTCCGAGATGAACGTGGCGCATGCCCATTCGATCAGGTCGAGCGCAGGCGCGAAACAGATCTTATCCGCATCAAGCAATTCGGTCGACGGAAGGGGGCGCTGCTTCGCCATCAACATGGCCATGCCTTGCATATATTATAAATATGGTCTGGTGCCCGCCTCAAGTTGGGAGGGGAAGCAATGGCTAAATTTCTAGTGACGTATGACCTCAAGAATACCACGCCGAGCCCGTATGTGGCATTTCGAGATGCCGCTATTAAACTTGGATGGGCAGTCTGGCAGCTAACTTCGGACGGCAATTGGTACCGCCTACCCAACACTACCCTTATCGGCGAGTTTCCTGACATGGCGGCTGCTGACAAGTCGTTCGACGCCATAAAGCCAGCGGCAGAGAAGGTGCTTGGCCACCCGATCACTCTTGAGAAAGAATTTCTCGTTCTTTATTCAGGTTCGCTTATCCTATCCGATCAGAAACAAGCCGCCAAGAAAACGTAAGCCGCCTACGCTGCTGACACTCAAGTATGCGAAACTTTAAGCAGGGAGCGGTGACGCTCTCCCCTATGGCCCGGCGAGTATTCCCTCCGATGGAGGTCCGCTACAGAACAGCCAAATCACCTGACGCCAGATGATAAATCATCTGCGCCAGAGTGCAAGCGATGTTCACGCTGCGTTCCCAAAGCCGAGTCTATGGAGATCGGCTTATATAGAGCTGCTCGACGATCCCATGGAGGTTTACGCCAACTGCCAGCGCGACGGTCAGACATCCGCTATCGCGCGGTGCTTGCCTGACAACGCGCCGGCGATCCGCAAGACCCCTCAGTTTGGGATGCCTAGGCGCAGTGGATCGTCGATCCACCGCTTAATCGTTTCAATGAAGCTCCAGACGTCGTCATTGGCCGGAGCGAGATAGTCGGCGTGACTCGGATCAGAGCCCATTATAGCGAACGCATTGAGCAGCCACTGCGTTTTGTTGGCGATCTTACTGATGCCGTTGACTCCATTGAGCCAACATTCCAACTCACCAGAAGTCACGAAAAACACGCCATAGCGTGCGAACTCTTCCATAAGAGCCTTTGCTTCGTCGCGGCTAGCTTCAGGCAGGGCTTCAACCCCAAGCTTTTTACACTCCTTCTTGCCCACATCAGCCATGACCTTTGCCAAAGCGTCACGCCGAACATGCAGAGGCCGCAGAACGGCAGCGTCTGCGCTGAGTAGCGGCCAGACATGCGCAAAATCGTTGTCCATCAGAACATCGAAATCCATAATGCTCGCCGCAGGTACACCCAGACTTCTCAAGGGCAAGGCGATGCGCGGAATAGTTTGCCAGTTCTGTGCGTTTAAAAACAAGGCATCTTCAATTCCGCGACGCACCGTCACCAAGCGAGCATTGACCTCATCATAGAACGCTCGATCCGCGTCGGCTTCGCAGACAAGCACCCCTCGGTGAAACAGCCCCCGCATTGCATGCGCCGATCGCAAAAGAGGATTGCTCATTAGCTCGCGAACGCGCGCAGGCTCAATAGATCGGCTTGTCGCTCTCCCGAATTCATGGGTTAGCCTTACGATCCTAAGTTCCGGAGCCGTCTGCATACACCCCAGAAGGAAATCGGAGCTATGGGTAGCGACCACTAACGTCGCGTCTCGATCGCGTGCCGTTTGCGCCAGGACGCTGCCGACGCGGCGTGACAAGGTTGGATGCAAGAACGCCTCGGGCTCATCGATGAGCAGGATGCGATCAGGCAAACTCATCACCGCGGATACGAGGCCGACAGATGTCTTGACACCGTCTCCAAGATCGCTGAGCAGATCGGCATCTGCATGAAATGCGCGCGCTTCGCTATCCAGCGCTTGTTCCTCCGCCTCCGTCTTCGGTGCACGTTTGCTGAGACGGATACGAAATTGCGTCATACCTGTAGGGTCGACGACGAAGAACTTCGCGAACGCATCTTGAGTAAATTTTCTGACTTTCTGCCGGGCGTCTTTATCAAGGAAAAGCGCCCAGAGATGATTTTGCGGCTTCTCTTCAAGTGGGCCCGTTGCTTTCGGGTCTGTGAGATCAAATCGTGTGCGACCATCCAGTAGGATGGTGAAAAACTTGACAAAATTGTTTTTAACGGATGCGTGAAAATCATTCTCTGCCCAGCCCTCGAACCATTTGGCCGTATAGACGTGGATAAGTAGCTGTGGCTCATTCATTTTTACGCTTGGTTTCCGGAAGTAGGTATGGTCGGCGACCGTCGTATTTCCTGGCGGCGTACCGATCTCAAACATCTTCATCATTGCGGCGATGCCCTCCCGATCTGGCAGGGTGAGATCAACGCTGTCTAGCAATTGGTAGCTATCAATCTCGTTGTTCGCACATTTCGCATATATCTCCCGCAGCGTACGGCTTTTGCCGGCATTATTGGGACCCACAAGGACCGTGACGTTCGGACAATCGATGGACAAAGGAAGTTGACCAGGGGCGGGACCTGCCTTGAATGTCAGTTTCGCGACTTTGAGAACATTTTTCATGGCTACATTAAATCAGAACTAGCTCGACCTCGTCGAGCGTGACGTCACCGGCTGCCCCGATAGAGGTGCGGCCTGCGCATGACGCCGACGACGGCCAAGAGCGTCCCACTATGATGCCCGCTTCCGCGTAAGCAAATTCTTGCTGAACGTCCGGTTTGAGGCGCGAACTGGTCATGCGCTTTCACCTTGGTGAGTGCACAAGCGGTCGAGTAGATATTAACGCGGCGCCCGCCAGCCACCCCTGCCGCCAAAGGTCAGGCCGCGCGGGACGGATAAGGCTCGATATCGCCGGCGTCGAATTCAGCAGCCACCAGCCGGCCAAACATCTCGATCATGCTCTTGACCGTCCCCCTACCCGTGACGCCCACCACCTCGCCATGGAAGCCGGCGAGCATGTGTGTATGCTGCCAGTCCTGCTTGACGCGGATGGCTTGACCTTCTGGGAAAGTCATCTGGATAGTCTCGCGCCTGGTCTTGCCTTCGAGCTTACGCTTGATCCGCGATTCCTTGGTGTCGTCGAACTCGAGCTCGGCCTCCGCTCGCATGTAGGCTTCGACGGCAGGCGTGGGCACCTGCCAAGGCTTGCCAAACGGCCCGTCATAGCTGAGCAGGCGGCCGAGCCCGTCGCAATCCTTCAGGTACTCGCCATTCGCCGACGGCAGAGCCACAAAGATGTACCCGGTGAACAGCGGGAAGCGCCGCACGATGCGTGCGTTGGTCCGGTGATGGATAATCTCCTTGCGCATGCGCGGGTAGTAGCATTCGAACCCCTCGTCGCGGATCGAGCGCTCGGCGATGATCTCGTCTTTCCGTTCCTCCGGAATGCCGAAGCGATCTTTCGCCGTGCGTGAGCCGCCGGGGCCGATCTTGGCGATGAACCACTTTGCTGTGCTGCTCATGACCGACCTTTCACGATTTTGGTTTGCTCGAGCTTCGAAATGTCCTGCCGGGGCCGCTTGAGCGCGTCGATGCGCTTCTGCTCGGCCTGGTTCATCGCGATGCGAGGCAGGCCCTGACGCTTCGCCGCGCCAGCTGTGGCGGCCTCGGCCAAGGCTGCGACACGCTTGCGCACCGCTGGATCTTGGCGCTCCATTTCGATCAGGTGGCGCTTGTGGTCTTCCCGCGCCCGGTCGATCAGCTTCGATGCTTCGGTGCGCAGCGCGGCGCGCTCGGACAGAAATGGCGTCATGATCGCCCTCGCCCGCTTTGCGAATTCGGCACAGGTCGGCATGAACTGGCCGGTGTGATTGTCGACGCGGCCGGCGAGGAAGTCGCTGGCAGCTTCGGAAACCGCCCATGCCGGCAGATCCCGACATGCTGCCAGGAACTGGCCCGCCATCTCGGCGTGGTCGATCTCGGGCTGGTCCCGGAACTGGCCGGCCATGCGCAGAACCGCGGCGCGGGTGTCGGCCGCATCGCAGGGCTTCATCAGCTCGCCGATCTCGGCGACACGCGCTTTGATCGCTCTCGCCCTGTCCCGGTATTTCTCAGGCAGCTTGTCGAAATCGTCCGTGGCTACGAGGTCACGCATTTGAGGAACCCCTCTTCGATTTTTTGCTGACGGGATTTTTTGGGCGCGCTGGCGCGCTCTAGAAAACCGTTAGGTTTTCCTTTGATGGTTATGGAAGGATGGCATTGCTCAAGCATCGCCTGAGCATCACCTTTTTTCTTGTCTTTCCAGCGACTTGCAGCAGCATCGGCTGCTTTCGCTTTTCTATCGACCGCCAATCGCCTCTCTTTCTTGAGACGTTTTTGCGACCACCTTTTGCTGCGGCCGTCGAGGCTCCAGAAGGCCATGATGATGGATTTCATCTTGCGCCAGCGGGCAAGCGACACGCCTGCGACGCGCGCCAGCATGTCGTCGTCATCGGGCAAGGAATTGGTAGGCGACGCCCATGCCGCCATGAGCAACAGCAGATAAGCGCCGTGCTCCTCGGTCGTGAGGTGGCGGGTGTCGCGCTGGTAGTCGTCGACCCAGAACGGCATGTATGGCAGGCGACTTCTGCTCACCCTGCCCTCCGGTCGGCGCGCGCGCCTTCCTTGGCCAACGCCAGCGTCCGGTAAACGGCGTCCTCGCGGCAGCGCAGTGCTTTTGCTATGCTGTCCGTATCGAACTGGCCGGAGCTCCACATAACGATGGCGGCCAGCGCTTGCTCATCGCGCAGGTAGGCATCGCCGGCGCGACTGTCATCGAAGACGCCGTGGCAGTGCGGGCATGACGTCTTCATTCCGCCGCCTCGCGATATCTGACCAGGCTGTTGCAGTTCGCCGCGACAAGCGCATGCGCCATCGGTGGCGAAACGCTGTTGCCGCAGCAGGCGATCTGGTCGCTCTTGGGCAGCGGCTTGCCGTTGAACTCGAATTCGATGATGTAGTCTGGCGGGAAGCCTTGCGCCGAGAACAGTTCGCGCGGCGTCAACATGCGCATACCGATATCGACAATGGTGAAGATCTCGCCGGCGATATCAACCGTGACGAACTCTCGCTCATCCCAGAAGCCGTGCCCCCGCATGAAGTCGGCGACCTGGCGAGCTCGCGCCGCCTGCGCTTCCGTGAAGGGCGGCCACCCGTATTCTGCCTCGATAAAGCCGAACCGGTCTTTCGTCGTGACTGAATGGCAAGGCTCGTCGATCCGTGCGCCGTCGCCGGTGCCGTAATACTTCTGCATGAAAGGCGCGACGACGCTGATGCCAGCGCCGCCGGCCGTGATCGTATGCGTCGGCTCGTCGGCGCCGTTGAAGGGCTTGCCGGCGTTGCGCATCGTCATCAGATGCGGCGCGACAACGGCCGTGCCGCCACCCTTGCCGCCACCAGCGGTAACAGTCCGGTGCGGAGCATCGATCGGACCATCGCGCCGGTCGCTGCCCTTCATGCTCATCAGCGACGCTGCCACGACGCTCTGCGTGCTGCCCTTCTGGACGATGGTCGACACAGGTTCACGAGCATCGTGGCCCGGTTCCTGATAGTTGTTCTGGGCGAGGAAGGCCGCCGCGATGCAGACGTCCGCCTTGGCGGTCTGTGTTGCCATAGGCTCGTCGCCGCTGCGCGCGCGGCTCTGGCCGGCCCTTCCGCCGCACCCTATCAGGGTCGGAACGACAACGGCATTCTGGTCTTTCTTGCTCGCCGTGATTGTGTGCGCGGGATCCTCGACGCTGCGGTTCGCGCCACCCTGCTGGCCATAGGTCAGCACTGGGGCCACCACGCCGAGCGGCGCGGCACCGCCCGGGCGCTTTTTGAAGCTGTTTGCCGTCACCGTGGCCAGTGGCTCACGGGCGTCATGCCCGGTCGCGCCAGTGTTGAAGCGGATGACGGACGGCGCCACAACCGCGAACGAGCCGGCCGTCGTGACCGTGTTCAACGGCGCTGCCAGATCCTGTACACCGTTGCGCGCGGCGGCACTCTGCATATCCGTACGAACCAGAAATGGCCGCTTCGCCTTCAGCACATAGCGTTCGATACCGCGCGCCACGCGGCTCATCGTGGCATCGGCGAGAGGCCGCACGGCGCGCAGCCCGAGCTGTTCCATGATCTCCGCCGAAGTGTCGAAAATCGAAGGGCACGGCAGCGACCAGTCGATGATTTCCGCCGCGGTGCGCCATGGGAGCTTGCGGCCGGCGATGACGTCGGGATCGTCAGGTTTGCCGTGCGTCGGCTTCGGCCAGACGATCTTCTTCCCGTCGAAGCGCACAACGACGAACAGCCGCTTGCGGATCGTCGGCGCGCCGTAGTCGCATGCGCGCAATTCGCGGTGCTCGATCCGACCGCCAAGGCCCCGGAGCTTCTTGCACCATTTCTGGAAGGTATGTCCGCGCGCGTCGGGATTAGGCATTAGTCCGCGATCGGTTTCTACCAGCGGGCCCCAGTCCTGAAATTCCTCGACGTTTTCGAGGATAACGATGTCAACTTTGCCGCCACTTTTCTGGATGCGCTCAACCCAGCCTGGGATGATCCAGGCAAGATCGCGAACGTTGCGCTCAACTGGCTTGCCGCCCTTCGCCTTAGAAAAGTGCTTGCAGTCCGGCGAGAACCAGGCAAGGCCGATATGCTTACGCCTGAGATAGTCCAGGGGATCAACCTTGTAGACATTCTCGGAAAGGTGCAGCGTGTCGGGATGGTTCACTTCGTGAAGCGCCAGCGCCGCCGGGTTGTGGTTGATGGCGATATCAGGCGAGCGCCCGAGCGCCATTTCAATACCCGTTGACGCGCCACCACCGCCCGCAAAGCTGTCGATGATCAAAGGTTCAATCATTCCGCGGCCCCCGCCCTTGTGACTTCAACGGCGCGCTCATAGTCTTCGGCAATGGTGCCGAGCACAGTGAGCTCCGTTCGTTTCTGGTCGATCTCGTGATCCGGCCGCTTGTTCTTGCCGTGCGAAAAACGGGCGAGCCAATCTTGCTTGCCGGCTATGAGGGCGCGCACCGTCGAAAGCTTGACGTCATAAGTGATGGGCTGGCCGGCGGAGATCATGCCGCCTCCGCAATGAACTCGGCCTTGCGGTTGGTCAGCCTGATTTCGTGGTAGGCGCAGTAGGGGCGCGACGGCACAGTGGAAAGCCCGCAGCACAGCATGTCCGGACCGGGTCGCTCCTCCAGGTCATAACTCAGGGGAGCCCGGCAGCGAGCCGAGAGGCAGTCAACGAACCGCATCGCCGCAAAATGCGGCTGCGGCGCCAAAGCCCGCATAGCCGGCCGCGTGAGATAGTCGAATGCGCTTGGGTCGCGATCTATGTCTGCCGTTGCCGCGATAAAAAGCCTGCCGGGCAGTTGGCCGGGCGCTGCCTTTTTTCTATCGCTCAGTCTACCCTTCTGACCTCTGAAGCCGATCTCGTTGAGTTCTGGAGTGCGCCGGATAAGGCTCTTCACCCCAAACCGGGAGATGACCCGGCCGCTCTTAAGAGCAAGCCGCTGGGCAATCTGAACGTAGTTTTTCTTCGCCTTCAGGCAGTCGGCGACCAGCTTGATTTCCTCGGGCGTATACGTGCTGGTCCTTTCGGAACCCGGCGATGAAGTGGCGCGGCGGAACCCGATCGCATCGAGCTTAGCATTGCGGTGCACGATGCCGATGATGGCATTGCGTGAGACCGCACGGCCGCGCATGGCTGATAATCTGGCGGCGGCTTTGGATGCGGAATCCCCTGCTTTTAGCCAGCCTGCGATGCATTCGATTTCGAATGGGGTGTAGGCTGTCATTTCAGGCCACGCGGTATGTTTGGCTACCGGTGCCGAAAAGGTCATCCCCGACAGGCTTTACCAGTCCGTTCTTGACGCAATAGGCGCCGGACGCTGTCGGGAACTGGCGACCGTCCGGATGGGTGAAGTAGACGTGCCCATCGCCGCGCTCTACGGCTTCTTCGGTCGCACTGGCCTGCCTGACCAGCGTTAACCCGCCATGGAGGCGCGCCACGGCACGCAAGACGTAATGTGGGTGCTTGGCTTGCGATGCTTCGGTCAAAGTCCTCTCCTACGTCACTCCGCAGCCTCCAAAATCTCGGAAAGCTGCCGTGAAATTTCAGCCAGCTTGGCGCGCTCGATGACCGGCGCCGCCCACTGGCGGGTTGATGGAATGGCTTCGACCAGGAAGGCCGGGCCGAAAGCGGAGATCATCGCCGCGAGATGATCCGCAGACGGCTTGGTCTGGCCGCTGATCCATTTTTCGGAAGTGGAAACGGTCGCTCCGACGACGGCGGCAAGGTGCGCCGCAGTTGATGTCGGAAAGGCGCGCCGGACGAACCGGCAAAAGCCTTCCATGTCGAGCCGCAAAGTTTTGTGGTCTGTCCCGCAAGACATTCTGGTGTGCCCCATGATGGATTGAACTCCATCGATGGGAGGCGGTGGCGGCGGAACAAACCGGCGGATCACCGTGGAGCCGGCGTGGTGCCGGTCCCAGTAAGGATTTTGCAACATGGAAAGGCCCCTCAGACACAATACAAACAGAGAGAACGAGACACTTGGAGAAGCCGCGCGAAGGCTCCTGGCAGAACTGAACACGCGGACGAGATTGAGGGCGGCGAACGACAATCATGCCGCTTCCCTCGCGATGGCGATAAGGCGGCGCAACTCCGCCTCAGCCTTGGAACGAGTGGCACCGGTGGCGAACGCCCCGGCATATGGATCGCGAGCGGTCCATGTGCCGTCCGATGTGCAGACGATGACGAACGACGCGATCATGACCGCACCGCGTCGACAACCGTCTGGATGACGCCCCATCCCCAGACCAGCGGAACCATGACAGGCCAGAACAGTGCGAGCGCCAACGTGCCGACCGATAGGCGACCGCCGCCGATCTCATGGCTGTATTGGACCGCCAAAAGCGAGCCGGCCGCGTACAGGAAGATGGCTAGACCGCTCATGCTGCCCTCCCCCGCTGCCGAGCTATGGCGGCGTCATTGGCGCATTTCGCACAGGAAGCTTGGCTATGCGACCACCGGCAGGACTGCGGCTTCTGGCAATCGGGATTGGGTGCGGGAGATGGCGCCTTCTTGAGGAATGCCGGAACGTCAGCATCGGAAATGGTGACGGCTCGCCCGGAATTGCCCTGGCCTATGGCACCCTGACCGACAACGATCTGATGAGGATCGTCGTTTTTTGCACGGGCGACTTCCGGGCTTGGTTTGCTGGGATGGCCGGCATCCCCTGGAGTAGCGCGGTCAGGTATCTCAGAATGATTGGCCGGCGCCGCGAGGGGATCGACGCCGGCCTCCTTTGTTGCAGGTTGGGCTTGGGGTGCGGGCACTGCAACAGAGCTGGAATTGGTGGCCGGAGCGGAGGGAGGAGGTTCCGCCCCGGCCGTATCCGTCGTTTCTGGGGAGGAGGTCAGATCGGACGAATTCTGTTCGATGATCTCGCCGGTTTCGGCGTCGTGCGGCGGAAGGTCGGTCGCGATGTTTTCATGCTTCATCGCGATCTTGGTGCCACCGTCGGCGCGCTTGCCGGCCGGAAATTCTTTAATGTTTTCTCGTGTGCGCGCACGGGCATGCGCCTGTGGCTTGCAAGCATCCTCGTAAGCGAGGCGATACAGGTCGAGGATGCTGTTGCGCTCCTCGAATTCCTGGATGCCAGTCTTGGCCTTCTTGCGAAGCTCGGTCACCAAGGCCCCGACGGCGGTGCGGTCGAAACCGCAGCCCTTCAATTCGGCATAGACTTCCTTGACGTCGTCGCCGATCGCGTCCTGCTCTTCCTTCAAGCGCAGAATGCGATCGACGAAGGCGCGCAGCTGGCCCGCGGCAACTGTCTGGCTGGTTTCGGTGGTGTCGGTCATGCCGCGCGCTCCGGCGCAGCGCCGAAAATGTCAGCCAAATCAGATCGCAACTCGTGAGGAGGAATACCTGTCGCCTTGGAAACGGCCCCTACTCGATCCGCGGGGACTTGGTCCCACATCGATATCGCAGACGGGGAAACGCCTATCGCGAGAGCGAGCTTTGTTGCCCGTCCGCGCTCTTCTGCCAGGTATGCTTTGAGCTTTTCCATGTCGCCTATTTAAGCCCCACTGAATTTTCAGTCAAGCTGATTTTTCAGTGGGGCTTTATGGAATGGCGCTTCATGGCCAGCGATCATTAGCCATGCAGAAAACGATCCAAGGGCTTGCGGTTCGAACATCGGTGAAAGAGCGACGCGTTGCGCGCGGATGGGGCCAAGAGGAGTTGGCCGCCAGAGCCGGCATGAGCACAACTACGATTCACAACCTCGAGGCCGAGAAAAACGGCTTCACCGATAAGTCTCTTTCCGCAATTGCTGAGGCCTTGGGCTGCACCCCCGCCGAATTGTTGCTGCCTATCGATGCAACGCCACCCCACGTGATCCGCGGTGATGCGCAGATATTATCTATGCTCGCTCGGATTGAAGGCCTCACCAGCAAGGATATCGATGTGGCCTTCGGCGTCATCCAGCTTGCGCTGTCTAAACGGGGCGGATGAGCACTAGCGGTATCGTGTGGTCAATTTGCACTTGCCATTCGCCGCCGTGCAGAAGGGCCATCGCTGTTGATATTTCAGCAGCCTTTCGTTTTATGACGATGTAAGAATCCATCGGCGGGCCGGCGCCGGCGGAATTCCGTAAATCCGCAACGATCTGCTCGTTCCGCGTTTTATAGCGCGGCTTGATCCGATGCCTGATGGCCATCGGGTCACACCCTCTCCATCTCGCGAACTTCGTCCGGCACCGCGCCGAATGCGTCGATCAGCTTTGCGTCTTCCCACTCGCCGGTTTTGGGATCGCCTTCACGCTGGAAGGCCACTACCAGCGCCTTCCTGACGGCCAGGCGCTGAGCCAGACTGCGGGCATGGCTGGTGCTGTTAGCCTGGATCGGACTGTCGGCATGCAGCTGGCCGCGCTTGCCTGCGATGAAAGACTGGACGACGTACATAGCACTCAATTTTCGCCTCCTTGGCTTATGGTTAGGAGGATAGGAAAGGCTTCCTATGACGCAGAGTCAACGGGGGCTCGCGGTGTCCGCGTGACGAGGCTCCTGACAAGTACCTTCAGGAGTGATTTCGGATAGTGCAGATTCCTGACAGGCTTCGCTTGACGAGCCGGACACGCCAGCGGTGCCCGTGTGCATCAGAATGCATCGGATTGAACCGCGTCAGACTGGAGAAATTTGGGGGTTTCAGCTACATTAGTGCTGATTGCAGCAAAAAGCCGCCCCCGGCCAAGGAAAGCGGCTTTTCGTGAGCGATCAACAGCTAGGCTGGACCGTACTACGCATCCCTGAATTTAGGTATCAGGGAGAATTTGTCCAGCCTAGTTCGACATCACCTCAACATGTTGAAAGGGCTAGATAAAATGACAGATAGCAGCGATTTGGTCACCACCCCTCGGCAGCTGCGCCTTGATCTCGAGGTTGCCGCAGAGCGGGAAATAGACGGCGTTGGAATGGGAGTGCTTACCGATGGCACTCCCTTTTTGACGATTCGCGGCCTTGCAAGGATGTGCGGCATCGACATGGCGTCGATAGTCAGAATGACCGCCGCATGGGATGACACTCCGCTCAAGCCACGCGAACAGAAAATCCGCGAACTGATCCGCGCGGCGGGAGGCGATGACACAGTCGCCTTTTTCGGCTTTATCAAGAACGGCGTGGTTCATCACGCCGTGCCGGCGGCCGTCTGCATGGCTGTAGTTGAGTATTATGCTTTCGAGGCACGCGGCGATAACGACCAGGCCTCGCGCAGCTACCGCACCTTGGCCCGAAAGGGCTTTAACGACTTCATCTTTGCCCAGGTTGGGTATAACCCCGCAGGCTCGCCGAGCATTGCTTGGCAGCAATTCCACGACCGCGTCACCGTCGCCTACCATGCCGTCCCGGCCGGGTTCTTTTCAATCTTCAAGGAAATCGCCGACATCCTAGTGACGTTGATCCGCTCCGGCGCGGATCTCGGCCCGCATTTCGTGCCTGACATCAGTGTCGGGCAGCGGTGGGCGGCCCATTGGAAGAAGCACAATCTTGAAGTGCTCTACGGCGAGCGCCGTCAGTACGAGCACAACTATCCGACTTATTTTCCCCAGGCTCCTTCGAACCCGCAGCCGGCCTATTGCTATCCCGACGATGCGTTGCCGGAGTTCCGCAGCTGGGTCCGCAAGGAGTACCTGCCGACCCATATGCCGCAATACCTCAACACGAAAGTGGCTCAGGGGCACATCTCGGCTCCGAAGGCCATCACAGCAATCAACGCGTTCGCGCCGCCTCGCCCCCTGCCCGGCAGATAAACTCTCAAGTCTCAGCAATCAGGAAGCCCGCTCCGGCGGGCTTTTTGCTGTGCGCGATTCGGGCGGCCCACTCATCAACGAGCTACAGTTTCAGTCCCACTGATTTTTCAGCTTGACTGATTTTTCAGTGTGGCTTAAATTCCTCATCAACACCAGATGAGGAACGGCAATGAACGCCACCACCTACGAAATCACGCTCGACGGGACCAAGCGCACCGTTACGCTTGCGCAGTTCCGCGCCGAGATTGAAGCCCGTCGTGCAGCAGCAGCCCCAATCATAGCTGCTTTGCTTGCTGGCGATATCGAAGCCTGCGCAGCCGCTCAATCCGCAATGCGCGCCAAGTTTTCGGTGTCGGCATGAACGCCGCCCTTCGCAAGGTGATCGCCGAAAGCGCCGACTTCCGCATCGTCACCAAGATATTCGGCGGGCTGCTCGGCCCGGAATACACAGTTGCCGCTGGCGGCCGGTACTACCGCGTCGGCGAACTCACCCTCAACCAGTTGAAACGCGGCATTCCTGCCGAAGACCTCGATTTGCTCGAAGTCGACCCCGAAACGGACGAGGCGCTGTGATGACCCCGATCAGCTTCCGCGAAGTCTTCGTCATCATCCACAATCTCGACCAGTCCGACCTCGAGCAGGCCGGCGTGATCAATCCCGGCGCCAATGGCGGGTCGGACTGGCGCCGGTTCAACAGCGATTTTGGCACCTTCGTTCTCAAGCTTCCGAGCGAACGGCTCGACAAGCTGGTCGGCCTGATTGAAGCGCGCCGCGCGGAGGCAGCGTGATGGATGCCGCCCTCGCCCAGGTCTGCAACTGGCTCGCCGATCACCCTTGGATCACATGCGCCATCCTTTGCGCGGCATGCATCGCTGCCAGTCGGCTCGATCTGGTGCTCCCATGACTGCGCCAGCATTCTTCTCCGAGCACGTCGACGCTGTCATCGCCGGCAAGCCGCTCGATGAACAGCTGACCGCACTCGCGGCACTCATCCAGGAAGCACAGCACAACAAGGATGCCGGTTCCGGCCCGCCCGCCGACGACCTGCGCATGGCGCGTCGCCGCTGGCTCACCCTCTACGACCAATGGGCAGCCGAAAATCTGCCGTCTTACGAAAGGAAGGTTGCATGAGCACGTCTCTCGACGTCCGCACGGACGATACCCATCTGGCGCCATCGTCAGACGACCGCATGATCGCCGCCATCGAGCGCGTCGCCATGGACCCGACCGTCCCGATCGAACGCCTCAAGGAAATGCTGGCGATGAAGGAGCGCATGGAAGACCGCGCGCTCGAAGCTGCCGACCGTCTGGCAAAGAAGGCGTTTTTCGCGGCCATGTCGAAGTGCCAGGCCGAGTTGCCGGTCGTCACCAAGAACCAGAAGAACGACCACACCAAGTCGACCTATGCCGACCTCGCCGCGATCGAGCAGCAGGCCATGCCGATCATCCACAAGCATGGGTTCGCGGTCTCTTTTCAACCAGACGGCTACAACCAGTTGGGCGAGCTGCGCATCCTTTGGGAAATCTCCCACGAGGAAGGCCACGTCCGGAACGGCGTCGGCGAAATCCCTGTCGACGCCGCCGGCTCGCAGGGCAAGGTCAACAAGACCGGCACCCAGGCTTTCGGAAGCACTGCCACCTATGGCCGGCGGTACCTGCTCTGCATGCTGTTCAACATCAGCACCGGCGACGATCGGGACGGCAACCGGACCGACGACGACGCCACCATCAGCAGTCAGCAGCGCGACGAGCTCCAGAACCTAATCGAGGAGCTCGGCTGGAATGTCCCCGATTATTGCAAGTGGCTGGAGATCGATGCGCTGCCCCATCTCCAGGCGAAATACTTCGCGCGGGAAAAGCAGCGGCTCGAAACCAAGATCAGTGTGAAGGGATCGGCAAAATGATCACGATCATCAACTGCGCCCAGAACACCGAAGAATGGCACCTCGCCCGCGCCGGCATCCCGACGGCCAGCATGTTCGCCACTGTCATGGCATCCGGCCGCGGTGGCGGGGATAGCAAGACCCGCGCGAAGTATATGCGCCAGCTGGCCGGCGAGGTGATCACTGGCAAGCCGGTGGATGGCTTCACCAACGCGCACATGGATCGCGGTCACGAAATGGAGCCCGAGGCGCGCGAGCTTTACGCCTTTGCGACAGATACGCTACCCGAACAGGTCGGGTTCATCCGAAACGGCCAGAAGGGATGCTCGCCGGATTCGCTTGTCGGCGCCAACGGCATGCTCGAGATCAAGACCAAGCTGCCGGACCTCGTTATCGAATGTTGGGAGCGCGGCGACTTCCCTCCCGAGCACAAGGCCCAATGCCAAGGCGCGCTATGGGTTGCTGAGCGCGAATGGATCGACATCGTCGTCTACTGGCCCGGCATGCCTGTCTTCATCAAGCGCGCCTTCCGTGACGAAGGCTACATCGCCGAGATTTCGAAGGCGGTCGACCAGTTCAACACGGAACTGGCAGCGCTCGTTGATCGCGTTCGGCACTACGGCCGCCGCGCTGAAATCCTGACCAATCCGCTGGTTCAAAACGTCTTAGCTGGCTGACCACCGGCGACCGGCGCGGCTGTGTTCCCTTACCGCGCCGGCGCATTTTCAAAGGAACGACCATGAGCCGTGACAGCATCAACATCATTTTCGAATGGGACGGCGAGGCAATGCGCCCGCTGCCACGCTTCCATAACTTAGCGAATGCGGAGTTTGTTGTCGGCGAGCGCTACCGCTGCGAAGTTCAGGAAGATCGCTCATGGGTCAGCCACAAGCACCAGTTCGCTTGGCTGCATGAAGCATGGCTGTCCCTTCCTGAGCATATTGCGGCTCGGTTCTTGAACGAAGACCAGATGCGCAAGCACGGCCTGATTGCCGGCGGCTTCTGCGACAGCACGACCGTTCCTTGCGCCAGCCGGGCCGAAGCCGAGCGCTGGTACATGCATCTTCGCTCCCGCGAGCCCGACACTGTGGTTTCGATCAACGGCAATGTGCTGGTCCAGTTCACAGCCTGGAGCCAGTCACGCCGCGCCATGGATGCCAAGACATTCCAGCGCAGCAAGACCGCCGTCCTCGACTATGTCGATGGGCTTCTTGGGATTGAGCGGGAGCAAGCAGCATGAACGCCGCCAACCATCTCAAGCGCTATCCCAACGCCAGAACCACCACCGTCGCCTATCTCATAGAGCGAGACCGGATAACGCAGCAGCTCCGAAGCGAAGTGGCAGCAGAAGCCAGGCGGAAGTTAGTCAAGCGCCTGACGACTTGGCCGAAATGGGTTTGGAGGTGGTGATGGCTCGTCGCCGCTTCACCGACAAGGACCGCGCCCGGATCTTCACCGCCAACAAGGGTTGTTGCCATCTTTGTGACGGCAAGATCGATGTTGCCGAGGCTTGGGAGGTGGAGCATGTCATTGCGTGGGAACTGACCCGCGACGACAGCGACGGCAACCTGCGCCCCGCGCACATCAAATGCCATCAGATTAAAACCCACAAGCAGGACCGGCCGGCGATCAACCAGGCAAAGCGCCGCGAAGCCAAGCACAAGGGCTTTTCCAAGCCCGCCGGCAAGCTTCGTGGCCCTGCGTTTCAGAAATCCGCCAAGACCCCGCAGATAGACAAATCTGCCCTGCCTACGTCTCCCCGTCGAAACCTATTTCAGAGATTGGAGCAGTCATGAGTGAAGCGAAGCATACGCCGGGGCCGTGGGATTACTTTGTCGGCAACGCCAATGGGCGAGGCCTTGTCAGGATCGAAACAGCCAACGATGCACCAGTCGCCGGCATCCACATAGCATCCATGGTGCGCGGTACCGAAAGCGAAGCCAATGCCTGCCTGATCGCTGCCGCGCCTGACATGCTTGCTGCGCTCCAAATTCTTCACAAATGGTTTGAGGTCACCGGCAGCAGCATCAATGCGCGGTGGGATCGCATCCCGCCATTGGAGCGCAAGGCTATTGTTGATGCGACCAGAGCCGCCATCTCCCGCGCCGGAGCCAAGCCATGACCAAGGTTGGAGAGACGCTGGCGGACGAACTGAAGCGCCTCATTGGCGAATACCAGGACGATGATGCCGGAGAATCCACAAAGGCCGAAGCCTGGAACCTGATAGCTGATTTCACGGTCGAGAACAGCGCCGCAATTCTTCGCGCCCTCACCCCCTGTCTGGATGGAGCGGGAGCGGGAGAGCAACTTGCCGCATTCATGATCCGCAACAGTTTCGCGACGGGCCACGGCGACACATTTGCTGACCTATTGGCCGAACTGGAGTGGCAAGTTCAGGAGCGCGCCTCTCTAGCTAGGAAGAACACCGGGGAGGCGACGCCGGTGGCTTGGCGTGGAGTTGTCGATGGCCGCACTGCGTTCCTGTGCAGGACCAGGGACGAAATCGACCGGCTGGCGTCCGATTATAACGCCACGATTGAACCCCTCTTCGCCTCCCCACCTCTACCCGATACCGAGGAGAAACGCTCATGACCCACGCCCACGACGAAGACGAGAACGAACTCGCCAGCATGACCCCCACATCCCCACCCGCTACCAAGGGCGTGACAGAGGCGAAGAACTGGATTTGCACATGTTGCAATACTGATTTCCTTGCCCCGACTGATCGGGATGCATCGTGCCCTGTTTGCAAGGCTTATGGGCAGTACACCTACCCGATGGATTTCTTCCCGGACGCAAAGCGAGTGTACGCGCCCAAAACGCCGCCTAGCGCCATCCATTTTGTCTGCACCGCGTTTCCGGGGCCAAACAATGAATGCGTGTTCGTTGAGCTTGAAACCCCCGAGGGTCGAAGCGCCGCTTTGGGAGACTGGAAAGCCCGCGCTGACGGTCTCGTTGAGCTAGTCATGCCTATCGCCGCCTCTGCCCCCAAAAGCGATGCGACGAAGCAGGATGCACTAATAGCCGCTCGGGATTGCATGAGCCGAGCAGCCGATATCTTCGACGGACATCTAATGCGAGAAGAGGCCGGTCGGCTTCGTCGTTCCGCCGATCTATGCCGTGCCGCCCTCGCAGCCCTATCCCCGCTACCCGCTCCAGGGGAGGGAGAGGCGTCAGCCACAGTTGCCGAGGGTGTCATCTTGACCGTCAAGGCATTGGTGAAAGCCGAGCTAGAACACGCCCGGCTGAGCGGCGGAGAACGTCAACCGACCAACACCAGCCGAGACGACGCTGACCATTGGCACGCAGCTTTGCTGAACTTCAGCATCGCCGATCTCGATGCCGCATTGAAACTTGTCCGTCGCCGCGCCGCTGCGTCTTCCACCCCCGCTGCTGGAGAACTGGCGGTGAAGGACGGCTGGCGGACCATGGACAGCGCGCCGAAGGATGGCACTCGTGTCGATTTGTGGGTGCGTCCTTGGGATGCATTCGCCAACGGCAATCCGGCGCGCATCACCGATGCTTGGTTTGAGGATGGCGAGTGGAAGCGTCGCCTTGCAGGAGGCTGGCCACACAACGTGTCCAGATGCGGTGAGCCTACGCATTGGGTGCCGATACTCGCTTCTCCCAAGCAAGGAGAGAAGGCATGAGCATAGAGGCGCTGATAAAGGAGTTGCGCGCTCATGCATCTTGGCGGGCAGAGAACCAAGGCCCGTTCACCAAGGAAAACCTTCTTGAGTGGAGAGCCGCCGATCTCCTCGCCTCCATCCAGGCCGATAACCTTCGGCTGAAGGCTGCGCTGGCGCCGTTTGCTGAGGCGCGAGGCCATTTTGACGGTCATGTCAGAGATGACGACATCGTTCCCGGCGCCTTGCGGCATATCAGAGCGCGTCATGTCATAGCCGCCGCCCGTTCCCTATCTCAGGCTGTTGTCGCCCATCTCCCCAACGAGGGGAAAGCGGAATGAGGGCGCTGCCGGCACCGGTGGATATCGGGGACGATGAGCCCGTGACCCTTGCGGAAGCCTGCCGGCTGTTCTTCGGTGGCCGTCTCTCGCCGTCGGCATTGCGGACCGAGGCGGCAAAGGGCCGCCTGGTGATTACCCAGATTGCCCGCAAGGACTTCGTGACCCGGAGAGCTATCGAGGAGATGAAGGAAAAATGCCGCGTGCCCGCAAGCCGCCCCGCCTCTGGCTTCGAACCGAAAAGGACGGAGACAAGCAGCGCTCCACCTGGGTCATCCTCGACGGAACTACCCATCACCGCACAGGATGCCTTGCGCATCAGGTTGCAGAAGCTGGGCAGGCCCTCAACGATTACCTCGCCAGCAAATACGAGGCGCCCAAGGGCGGCCGAGCTTCAGAAATAACCCTTGGCGCGGTGCTGACGGTCTACCTGGATGAGAAGTCCGCCGCCTCGGCAAGGCCAAAAGAGACGCAACAGACCATCGGCCGGCTGAACGACTTCTTCGGCGACAAGACCGTTTCCGAGGTCAAGGGCAAGCTCTGCCGGGAATTCGAAACTCACCGCGGCACCCGGTCTGGGGCGAGACGCGACCTCGAGGTGATGCGTGCGGCGGTCCGCCACTATCACAAGGAATACGGGCTGGACGTCGTCCCCGCCTTCACGCTGCCGGACAAGGGCACACCGCGCGAGGTCTACCTGACCCGATCGCAGGCGGCAGAACTCTTGTGGGCGGCGCTGGGCTGGGAGAAGCAGGGAACGGGCGACAATGCCTATTGGCTGCGCCGGCGCGACCAGAAAAGAGCGCACCTCGCCCGGCTGATCCTCATCGGCCTCTATACCGGCACGCGGCCCGGCGCGATCCTGTCCTTGCAGTGGATCCGGAACACCACAGGCGGATGGGCCGATCTCGATCGGGGCGTCATCTTCCGCCGCGCTGAGGGCGAGCGCGTGGCGCATAACAAGCGCAAGCCGCCCGTGAAGATCGCCCGCCGCCTGATAGCGCATCTGAAGCGCTGGCGCCGGCTGGACGGGTGGGGCGACGAGAAGGTCGGACTGCGCTATATCGTCAACTATCTCGGCAGCCAGGTGATAAAGCCGAACAAGGCCTTCAGGAGCGCCATAGCGGCCGCGCAGTTGCCGACGACCGTCACGCCACACGTCTTGCGCCACACGCGCGGTACGTGGCTTGCGCAGGCCAATGTGCCGCCGAATGAAGCCGCCGCCTCACTCGGGCTGACGGCGGAGGAGTACGAGCGCACCTATCTGCACAATGATCCTGACTTTCAGAAATCGGCGGCCGATGCCTACTGACACCGCCGCTGGAACAAACCCGGTTTCCGCAATGAAACCGCAACGTTTCGCGGAACATGGGCGGAACAGAGCTAGATCGGCTGCGATGAGTTTCGTTGAATCCGTTGAGCTTTTTGGGAGCCTACGCCGTTCGGGACGAGGGGGTCGCAGGTTCAAATCCTGCCACTCCGACCAG